GGGAGACCTTCTGTAATAGCAATGTTCAAGAAACTATTCTCTGGGCTTCCAGTAACATAACCGTTCTCTTGTGCCGTTTTATTGATCACATCACCTAGCGGAAGACCTGATAAGCCGAAGGCTGCAGGAACTCCGTATAGAGTTGAGTAGGTAGCGAATAGTCTAGCCTTCTCTACGTTAGTTAAACGTTGTCCCCAGATCAGTTCTGACATACGTAACGTATAACTCATGAACTGCATAGGAACAGAGAAAGCACCCTTATGGATCATCGAAGCCGAAGCTCGACTCATGTTGATGGTAAGCAAGTCTGCGCGATTGAGAACTGCTCGTTCTTCCGCCGCTGTGAGGGGACCTGTATGTGTCAACTCGTCACGCACTTCACGGTAGGCCGTGTAGAATGCACCTGTCCGTACTTGACGTTCTCCCTCTCGGAAAAACCAGGTACCGGCGTCAAGGAAACCTTGGAATTTGCTTCCGAAGAAATCGTAGTAGTTTGTACTATCTCGGAAGATATGTTCATTGCCTACGTGCTCCAGCCCACTACGGGTGAAGAGACTGTTGGCTTCTTTCCATTGACCGGGCAACCATTTGGAACCTGGTACAATGTTTCCCGCGACTAAGCTATCCAGATGATCTAAGATTTCTGGACTGCTGTTAACTCTGGACCACATATGGAACAGAGCAGCCTTGGCTCCAGCACTAGCTTTATCAGGTCCTGCGATACCGAAGATGGCACCGTAAGTACTGGCTTGTACTAGAAGCTGTGGTATGGCGAATAGACCCATCTTAGTGTGGTAGGCCATGCCTCTCACAAAAACGAAGGGGTCTCTCAAGCGCGGTAATAGGTAGTTGGGGACTAAAGCCCACTCAGGTTTATAGCCATAGATACTGTCTGCAATGGTCTGCGCAGTCTGATGTAGCCAAGTATCCATCTTGTCTTGGATGCCTAGGAACTGTCTGATCTGCATGTTAGCGTTGATTAGATTGCTCTTAACAACTTCCGGAGCACCTGCCTTCCAATGGTTCTCTGCGGCTGCAGTATAGAACCAATACTCAGGAGCAGACGCTAAAGCCTTGTCGTCAACTGTAAGCCATTCCTTAGCTTCCTGTATCCAGTGCTCGACACTCATTTGTTTATAAGTATCTAAATACATACCATTGATGGCCCTGCTCATTCCTCTATTCAGAGTCGTGAGAGGATCAATGTATTTGACGGCTGTCTTCTGGTAGAGTGGACTGTCCTTACTTCCTGCGTTCTTATACGTGAACACATCGAAAGGATCACGTCGATCATCGAGAAGATGTCCGTAGTATTCTTTAGTTGCGTCTTGGAATCTATCGCCATACTTACGCTCTAAGTCTTTACCCATATCGAGCGAAGTCTTACCGTGAGGAACGGAGATGATGTCTTCGAACTTATTTAACTTAGGCCCAATAGGCAGACCTTCAGGAGTTACATCTGAATGGAACCAACTATGGATTTCATCCCAGGGTTGTTCTAAACCACTGGTAGCATGGAAGTCTTTGGCACCTTGGATATCGTCTACAGCAAGCTTCTTGCGTATCTCATTTAGCTTCATTGCCACATCCTTGCTCATGGCCCGGATTTGGAACGCAGCGATTGTACTGTCTCCTAAGAAGGAAACTCTCTGCGATAAGCGATCGTGGTGTAGATTAGGTTGAACTACGTAATGATCATAGTCGTAACGTGGAATTTGTCCTGTGCGTAGTAAATCCCATTTGAGAGGTCCGCGTTCAGCCATCGGTCTCCCGGATTCAGAGACGCCTTGATAGACGTACTCTACTAACTGATCTCCTACTTTGGATAGCGAAGACATGGGGAACGATGTCTTATCGGTAAGCCGGACTAAAGTTCCATGTCCTTTGGCTACTGCATCTCGTAGAGTCTCTCCGTACTTAGAAGCGTTTAGTGACTGTGCCTTATGTAAGACTTCATCACCTTCCTTGAAACCAAGGACTAAGATATTGCCTTCTGAAGGAAACTCATGTTGAATGATGCCGTTGGCTATAATCTTCTTATCGGGGTAAGAGCCACCACCAGGTAAATTACGATTAGTCTCCCGTGCAACATCACCAACCTTGAAGGTCCAAGTCTCTGCGCCTAAGCGCGTCTGACGGTTGAACTCTCTGATCTTATTGAAAGCCTCTTCGAATTCATTGAAGGACTTGGCTAAGAAGGCTGCTCTGACTTCCGCAGGACTGGGGACACGGTTAAGCTTCTGGAGATATAAATCACCCAGTTCACCTGTCGAACGGAAGCTCAACGTACCCGTCTTCCCTGTTACAGGATCAGGCAATGTCATTGCGTAGTCTAGGACGGTCTTCCAATCGTTCCAGACTTGGTTCTTCTTAATTAGTGGAATCTTCCACTTAGGTAATTCTTTATCAATCTCCCTTGAGATTTCCTTCATGCTCTCTCTGAAGATGCCTGGAGCATACGTAGCAATCTTACGGGCAAGGTTCTGCTCGCGCGAGAGCGTATCCTCTGGCGTACGTAGTCTGCCTAGCCATCCGCCCATGGCATTGATAGTGCTCATGGGTGTCTTGACATCATTGGTAGACAACAGAGCAAGACGCATTTCAGGACTAGTCACATCGACTGGGGCACTATGGACTATTACATAGCCTGCACCTTTCATTTCAATTCTAGTTTCTGCTTCTCTTCGTTCTACAGCCCCTGGAATACGATCATCGATCTCCATCGTATGCCCAAGGTCAGGGTAGAGCACTTGCTTATTATAAGCATCTCTGCCTGTAGTAGCCGCTCTTAACTCGCGATCATCTAGTTCACCCACGAAAACATCGTGAGGACTTCTCTCTAGAGGTTCTGCAGGACCAGTCTTAATTGGCTCTGGACCTGGCTTACCTTTGACTGTCTTCTTAATTGCTTGCGGAGGACCTTCGGTCTGGACGATGCGTGCACCACCAAGCTTATTGAAGTCATCCCTAACAGCCGCTGCAGCTTCTGCTTCTGTCCCGAATAGCGCAGTCCCGCTCTTACCAAAGTAAGTCTCTGCCCGTAGATTTCCTAAGCCATCGTGGGTAAAGCGCGTATCAAGGATAGCGTTCTCCCAGCCGGGATAGTCACGCTTGGTAGCGTCTACGATCTTTTGAATTGTATTCCGAACTGCAAATGCAGCAGGGACTTGATCAATCTTCATAGCCTGCTCAATATCGGCGAAGACTTTATCGCCATATTTAATCAACTGTTCGTTGATTCGATTAACAGCTTCTTGCCCAATGCTACGTCCTGTAGCAGACAGAGGCATAGGCCCTATGAATTCTTTATTAGCTCTTGGGATTTGTAGATCGGTAATCCCACCTACCTCAGCGTTGTAGATGCTCTGTAAGCTTTTAAGTTCTTCTGTAACAGGTCCTTGAATACCTTGTAATTTAGTTAGGATAGATGCAGACGCCTGTTGAATACCTGCTTCAGCAGCATCGCCTACTGCGTTAGCTGCATTCTCAGGAGTAGCTTTACTCAGATCAGTCATGACCTGTTTAATAGCTTTACGCGTTACTGCAATGCCTCTTATCCCGTTATATAAAGCTTTGCCTCCTTTAGCGATGTCGCCTGCTATGGTTACATCTAAGACTGGCATGACGCTGTGTAAGAGTTGTTCGCTTTGACTCTGCTCTAGCATAGCGCTAGCATAGTATTGAGCTAGCTGAGGATTGTCTGCGCGTAGCTTGTCCATGATTGGACCAGCTATCTTGACCATCTCATCGGTGGGCAAGTGGAACCAAGCGCGGGCTTGTGCTTCCAGGTTCTGCCCCAGACCACCTTCTCCCAGTACGCTAGTACTAGGGTTAAGCCCTCTTAACTTCGCTGACTCATATAAGCCTGTTAGTCCCTTGGCCCAGTCTACGGCTGCACCAAAGGTTGATTGATTGTTATAGGCAGTACCGGAGTTCTCTACCTGTGTCTGCCACCACTGTCTACTAGCGAAGTATCCCTTGGCTGTAGTTAAGTCTTTATCAACTTGGGTGGGAGTAACTTGGAAAGCTCTACCGATATCTGAGTCAGGGTTCTTGATTGCCTGATCTCGTAAGTTCTCCATGAACTTCTCGGCGTAACCTTCTTCGATTACAGTATTAGGGTCTGCTTGTTTCTTCTTAAGGATGTCCTGCGTCATCAAGGCTTCAGGTAGAGTTAAAGGTCTACCTAAGCTCTGAGATAAGTTATAGACGACCTGAGTAGCCTTACGACTATTCTGATAGTCTACGTTGGCAGCTAGCTCTGATCTAAATGCAGCTTCACCACCATTCCTAATCTTATTGACGATCTCTTCTGTATTCAGACCTAGCTGAGGATAGCCTTGTGTGGCTTTCAGCGCGCGGTCTGTTGCAATAGGATCAGGGACTTGAGGGATAGCTTGAGGTGTCGACAATGCGAACGCCTCGTTACCATCTGTTGCGTTTGGAGCCTGGGCTAAAGTAAAGCCTGATGTTTCGTCTACCATTAACCTATACTCGTATTTCCCCAGCCACTGGTTAGTTTACCAATGGTTCCCACGTTGCCTAAGAGCGTACTTCCAATCTGAGTGATACCGCTATACATAGAAGCGTCTGCTCCGAGGGAAGCTAGGTTCATCTTATGTTGTGAGATATCGTTGTTGAAGTCGCTGATCTGTCTACCAATTGTAAGGTTCTGACCGATGCTCTCTAAGTTCTCGTTACCAGACTGTGTCGCCTGCGCCATACCACCTATGACTCCAGAACCCATTCCTGCACCTTGCATGGTTGCGTTCGTTAGCGCGATTGATTTAGCTCGCTGAACACTTCGGAAGACTTCTAATTCTCGCCGTCTACTATCTAATTCCATAGCCATTCGTTTCTGCTCTTCGATCTTCATCTGATCGGCAGCGATGGCCTTCTGTTCTGCAGCTTGCTTCTTGGCAGTAGCAGAACCACCAATAATGCCGCCTATTAAAGCGCCGCCTCCTACGACGGCTGCAATGGTTGTTAAAGCGGGCATTATATCTCCTTGAAGTAAGCGCGCTCGTAGAGGCTGTAACCAGCCTTCTCGTAGAGCTTACCTACATCATCGTCTAAACTTGTTAATGTAATCATCTTACAACCATTCTCTTTCGCCCAGGTGTGGAAAGCTTCCATAAGCTGCTGTCCAAGCCCTGTCTTTCTAGCTTCAGGTTCTACCCACCAGCCGAACTCACTGGCGATTAAGTCTGTTCCAAACACAAAGGGTGTAATTAAACCTGCAATAAAACCCTGATTGTTTTCATCGATTAGTATGACCTTATTAGTATCTATAATTAAACCGTAGACTAGTTTAGCTAATACTTCAGGATCAGCGTACTTGACATAGTGAGTTGTTTCTATGAAAGATACCGCCATCTTCATAATAGCAGGCAGGTCTTCTAATGTTGCTTTTCTTATATCCATGGATTTGCCGTTTCGAAGGCTGCCCACCCAATTAAGGTGAAGGGTTGTCCTGTAAGACTCTCTACTCTGATCTGCATGGATTTACCATGTCCTCTAATCTTCAAGCGTACAGGTCTAGCTTTGAAGAAGCCTGCGGGTACTTGCGCAGTGGACCAACGTCCGGAACTACCGGAAGTACTGAAGTCCCACTCACCGCGTACACGGAAGGCAGTATTGATAGCGTCTACATCTGAGTAGAAGTTGATGTAGTTAGTTTGATACTTACGCATAGCCTGACCGTGGATACGGTAGCCTGAAACAAAGTAACTTAAGAAGTCTATTGAACCTGAAGTAGTTGATTCCCAATCGAGATACGATGTTCGGTATCCCTCGGCGAAAGTCATACTAGACGTTTCGTCTACTCCAACCGGATCGTAGGTACATAGGTACTTAACAATTGTACCTGAGTTACCTGTAGTATTTGTCGGCGCAGAAAAGACTATTACTTGGTTTGCTCCACTGGCAGCTTGGACGTTATTGACGCCTGCTGCTGCAGAGACATTCGATAAAGTAAATGTACCACCTTGAGTTCTAGCTGCAACCACACCATGGATACGTCCATGTGTTGCGTCGATACTCCAAGGATAGAACGCCTTGCTTAATAGATTTAATGTGAGCGCTCGGTCGTAAATATACTTATCGGAGAATGAACTTGAACTTCCCCCTTTATATACCCAGTGTACTAGATGATCTTCTGGGTCGTATGTACCTCTAGCAAACCGTCTGGACTCCACAGGAATGCTTTGGAAAAAGGTTAAGATAGACTCGTTGATAATGTTCTGAACACCCAATTGCCCTGTCTGTGGGTCAGATGTAATGGTGAAGATACCGTCGCTAGTCCACCAAACAGGGACTCCGTCCACGTCCACTAGACTGTTTGCAGATGAGCTAGGTACTGCAGAAATTTTATGAACTGAGTAGTCTGTAGCTACGAAGCCTAATCCTTGTGAGCCTGTGACGCTCCAGATACCGTTGGTTGCAATGACGATTAGTGAATTGAGATAAGGGACAAGTTTTAAGATTTGCCCTGCTTCTAAGATGTCTATGAAGCCACCATCAGAAGGTAACAGGTCGAAAGCCTGTTCGTTTGAAGGGTCATTAACCTGGTAACATTTACCAGCTTGGTTGATATTAGTTAATATCTGTGAGAAGTATATTCTAGCATTATACCCTTGGAATTGAATACCTGAGTAGAACGTCCGTCCTGCGAAGAAGGCGCATGTAGTTGGTCTAGCTGTTCCAGTTGTTACAACTGTGAGGCCAGTGATACCAGAAGCTACAGCTCTGTCTGCGCTGAATACACCTAGAATGAAATGTCCCTTAGGAGCTAAACCTAGCCCAGGGAAACTATTCATGAACTCTGTGCTGGGTCCAAAGACACCTGAAGTGTTCTTATAGGACCACCAGACATCGCAGTTATTTGGATAGTTGCCGTATAGAATATTCCAAGCTTCTATATAATCTGGCTCTTCTACGATATTCCAATCGGTAAGGGTACCGGCACCATTCGTAGATGTAACATTAACAGTTAGAGATGTACCAGCATATGCAGTTACCGTGCCGATCATAATGTTGCCACTATTGGTACTGGCGCCTAAGGAACCTGGGGTCGCGCGCGAGTATACGCGTACGCGATCTCCGACTAGGATACTTAGTGTCGCTGCTGTAGTGAATACTTTAGAACCAGTGCCTATTGTAATAGATGTAGCTGACTGTCCTAAGTACCTGCTAGGCCAACCTTGGTTAGCTAGATTATATCTGTGTGCGTCTGTCAGAGTAGTAGGTCGTTCTTGATCTAACGCACTGTCTGAAGTAATTCCTACGAAGTCTCTTTCTTTTAAATTGATCTGCGTAGCAGTGAATGTGCTTCCAGCTACGTCATAAGACACAAAAAAAGGTTCGCAACTAGGGTGGGTTACGAATAGGTAACCGTTACCTTGTGCGAACTGACATTCTAGAGTTCTAATAGTTTCAGGAGCGACTGTGGAGAAAGAAGTCAGTGCAACTGTATTAGCGTGCAACCCAGCGGATAATGCTGTAGAAGATAGAACACGGTAGAAGAATAATGTTCCACCGTTTTGTACCACTACGAAGTTAGTGTCTCCGTCCCCACCCACATTCTTCCATAAGTACGTGACGCAAACTCGGCCTGCTCTAGCGGCAGACTGAGTAGTCTTGCCTCCTTCTAAGTCGATTCCCAATCGTCGAGTAATATGACCAAGATGATCAAAAACACAATTGTCGACATCTGTGCAGGCGTCTTCTGGGTAGTTTAATGCAGTTGCTTCAGTAATAAGTCCTTTGATGAACTTATTCTGTATTACTATTCCATGACTTCGGGGCATGTACGTCTTTTACTTCTGTTAGTTCGAGATTGCGTTTAGCAAAGTATTGTTTCGCAAAGGCAATCGCTTTAGGTAAAGATGTGAAACGTTGCTTAAGCGGGTCTGGTAATATGCCCTTGTCGAACTTAAATCCCCAGAGACTAGTCTCATCCTGGATGGCGCGAAGACTGTTAGTCCCCTTCCATACCCCAGGGTCAACCATGTTATTTCCTTTAACCGTCATGCCTTCCATGGGCTTTAGAATAAGCTCACGTACAGGTGCATGATTCTTTTCTTCCACAACATTCTCGTGTTGATGGAACATAGTAGCCATTATAATCTCCTACCAAAATGAGGTAATGCATCAAATGGAGTGGGCACTTTTGCTAACATCTTTGTCCGTTGCAACGATATCCACTGTCTTCGCGACTCTTGCTCTGCTTTCGGATTCGCCTGCTGTTTTAGATCAACAAAGGCAACTGCGGTTGCTTCGTTCAAGAGTAGAGGAAATTGAACATCATCTAGATCAGGAATCGTCGTGTCGATCAGATCAAAAGTCGGAACGGTCAAAGCGAAACATTTGGTCTTAGAAGTCTGAAGTGTACTTTCTACTGCGCTATCGTAGGAGTCGAAGATAATAGTATCATCTTCTACGATGGTACAGTACACAGGACGTAGCTTCTTATTGTAAGCAAAGGTAATACCGTTGAATGTCATTGTGCCGACATTAGCAGTATCTGATGTATTGAGTCCATCAGTCATCTCTAGGAACTGTGCTAAAGGCAGAATGATGATGTATTCATAACGATCAGTTGTATCGGTAGCAGAACGTACGTTGTACTTAATCCAATCGATACGTTGAACATTATCTGGCCGAGTCATTAAGACAGGCTTAGTGTTGTCTCCAGATGCAGTAAGCTGAATTAACTTCTTATGCTCTGGTAGATTTGACCTACTGATGATGTTGAAGTATGTATTGCGGATTACGCGGGCTACTTGCGTAGCCTCTACTGTATCACTAATACTATCTACTTCGTCACTATCTAAACGAGAGAGAATGTTCTGAGTTAATTCTAATAATGTATATTTCATTTCTTTAACAGCCTTGAACCGAAGTCATAGGCAAAGTAGAAACTGCAAACCCCTAGGATTACAATCCATGTATTTGCGTCTAACTGATCAGTCACATAGGTATAACATTTATCAAGAGGAGCTACTGGAGTCTTTCCGGAGCATCCCGCAAAAGAACCAACTACTTTGTCCCACACCAACCACTTATTCAAGAATATTACCACAGGCAGAGCCATCAGAGCCCGCATGCCACCATTTAGAATTATACCTATCCGGGAGGCAGCCTCTGCGACTAAGATTTGGCGTCTGTCGTGAGCTTCTTCAATCTGTTTGTTTATTTGGGCTAACTCAGTATCAGATTGAGCTTTTACCTTCATCTTCTGCAAGTCAGTGATGTTGTTGGCTAACTGGGTTAGCATAGGCGCTAACCCTGTGATAAAGCCTAGGATGCTGAGCATTAAGCGGTGGGAGTGCGATTAGTCAGCGCACGTGCCCAGAAGGTAAGGGTGAACAGTACAGTAGTCACGATTAGTGCTTCCTGTGCGGTCACAAACCTATCTAAGGGAACGCCCGTCAAATATTCCTGCATGGCAGCGCCGGCTGAGCCGAAGATACCAACTGCAGAGATTAGGAATGTTTTAAAGCCAGGCGCAACGCGTGCACACCAGTTATGAAACTTATTCCAAGTCTTTGAAATCCAAGCAAACATATTATTTCCTTTTGAATATTGATTTTAGGAAGTTCATTAGAACTTCGATGAATGAAGGTTGCTCCACAACCGGAGGTACACGCGCGGGAAACGTAGGCGTATCCGGAATATGAGGAACAGGTTGTGTAGTAGTGCCTCCAAACTCAAGGTACTTCAGCAACGCTGCGCACCCTATTTGAGAGTCCATGACATTGGCGTCAAATACACCGTCAGCTATATATTTTCCTAATTGCTGGTGATTTGTGCTCGCCCATAGATACGGACTTCTTAAGCCTTTATTTCTGTAACCGTAGCCGTTGAAGGGTTCTAATGCCCAAAGAACGCGGCCAACAGTCCAGTCAGTATATTTATCGAATCCTTGATACCGTAGTGCATCCACAGCAGCAGAAACCCAATCGTAGAAAGGACCCCTACCAGCAGGGACCAAACGGGTGGTTTTCCCTGTACCAATGATTTTCTCCCCGTTATGGAGAACGCATAGCCATCTTGCGATGTCTTGTTCTCCTGCCTCGCGCACGTGTATGACGGCTACCATTTGCCACGGTACTCCGACCTGCGCTTCGACTTCTTTGTATTTAGACGCGCTTAGTTTAATCTTATCGGATAGGCGTTGAAGTTCTTGCCCATCACGAATGATGTGCATAGTATCCCAGAGTTGCTGGTATTCAGGACCATACTTATCGAAAGATATGTACATTAGGAAAGTTTCCAGATTACTAAGTCTGCATAGACTTCGTTCTCACCAGAACTAGCACTAAAACCTGCGTTAAAAGTTGTTCCGTTAGATGCATCTTTAACCCAATTTTGGAGTTCAAAAGTTTTGGTACCCGCAATTGTAAACTGACCTCTTATCTGAAGAAGTGCTTGAACATAACTTATACCAGCGCTAGAAGAATCAAATTTTTGTCTATAAACAATTCCACTTAAGGCTGTAGTACTATCTGAAATGTTTCTAAGTCTCAAAGACGCTTCTCCATCCGCAACACCGGCAGCACCACCATCTTGAGTAACAAAGCAAGATGTAAAACCTTCTACCCAATAAGTACCTGCGGGAAGTGCAAACTGATTACCACTTAGTGTAATGGTTAAATCATCTGTTTTTTCTGTCTGAAGGCGTCTAGTGTTCCAGGTATTATCTGTTAATGCGCCTTGGCTCGCAGTTCCTGAAGAGACTTCATCACGGATGTGATATTTCTGACTCTGGAAGACAAGAACACCGGCTGAAGCAATTGCTGCAGCAGGAACCTGTTGAAAGGAACCACTGCCTGCACCATTGGTTACATAAACTCTATTGTTTGCAGCCGCAGCCACACCTTTTGACTCATGTAAGTCTGTGCCTGTTAATACTGAATGTTCTACGTTAGCCATTTAATAAAACCTTTAATTCGGTAATTGTCATCCCTAATTGTTTCTCTATAGTTTGTTGTTTAGTCATTAATCTTTCGTTTCATTATTACTAGCCTTGAACGTATTCAATTACAAATACAATACCTGCGGTAGCCCCACCACCAGATGTTGCTGAACTACTGAGACCTGCAGCGGAACCTCCACCTCCTCCTCCGAATCCTGTAGCACCATTACCGATTTGTGCCCCAGTTCCAGACATTGCTCCTGCTCCTCCAGTTCCTAGTCCAAATGGTGTGTAACCACCAATACCTCCTTGTGCAAGCTGTTGGCCTGCTGGATTTGTGCCCCAACCATCTTCACCACCACGTCCTTGAATATTTATAAAACCACCAGACGCAGTACCTCCTACAGCACCACCAAATATGAAAGAAGAACCAGTCGCAGTTCCTACTGGACCCCCTTGGCCGCCATTCGCAGTAAGCAAGGCACCAAAAGTTGTATTACCTCCATTACCTCCTGCAGCATTAGAACCCGTAGTACCTGCAGCACCTATGGTAACAGTTTTACTTGCTCCAATTTGTGCGGCCGTAAATATTCCTCGTGTTACTCCACCTGAACCACCTCCACCACCAGCAGAGATTTGTGCTGCTGAAGTATTAGGTGTTCCACCACCACCACCACCACCTCCGCAAGCAACAACATCACAGTAAAGCATACCTGTAGTTGGAGTATACGTACCACCACTAGTAAAAGTTTGATTAATAACTTTAGATATAGTGTTACCACCTAAAATAGAACCAGTGAATGTAAGCGTGCCACTGTTATGGGTAACCGTTAAATTACCATTATTAAAATTAAAAACAGCCCCATTAGCTAAAAATAGATCGGACCAACTTTTAGTAGTTGAACCTAAAGCAACACCATCATTAACTAAAGGCTTGGTTGTAACGGTAATATTTTGTAAGTCTGGAATAGTCAAGGAACCACTAATAAAACTAGCCAAATCTTGTGCGCGCAATGGTTCAGTAGGTGTTGAAGGAGTTGGAAGATTAAAAATCTGATTGGAATTCATATCCAAATCAGTCAGCATCTCATTAGGAGTTGCACCATCCCTAGATAAGAAAGTATCACTCTTAGTTTCTATTTCAAAACTATTAGCGTTTATCAACGTAGACGTAGAATCTGTAAAAGCTATATTTTGAAGATCAATTTTTGTCATTTAAATTACATAACCCCATAAATCTATAATAGACATTTTGTTTGCTACTGCATTATCCGTCGATTGTCTTGCCCAAAAGAAATCTCGTTTACCAGGAGCAATAGGCATTAAGACATGCATAGCAGTTACGTCTATATTTCCAGTTGGGAATACTTGCTGTAATTTAGCCCTATCTAAAACAGCACCTAGATTATAACCAGAAGGCATAACTCTTATTTGACAGATTTGTGTTCCAGCGGGTGCTGTAGAATAACCAACTTCAATAGTAAGTATTAAAGCTTGTGCATTTGCAGGCACAGTACCGGGCGTTATGCTGTCAACATTCAATGTTCCATTACTATCTGCAGAATTAGTTTGATTTAACAGATTAGTAACAACTGCTTTCCCAGTTCCATCCCTAAGCCAAAAGGTAGCTTGATTCAACTTTGTTTCAGTTCCCGCACTATCTTTCATAAAGACGCCAGTTGTACCGGAAACATCTTTGGCATAAATTCTAGCTTTGTCTGCTGCAGGCGAAGAAGGCGCAGATATTTCTGGAACTTCTACATATCCTGCGCCAGTAATGTTATTTAAACCAGAGATGTTATTTGAATCATCAATAATAACCCCTGAATTCTGAACGCTTGCAGCGTTGGTTCCATCCCACCTAACTACCGCATTATCCGCGCTAGTAGCTGGAGAAGGCTTTCCAATCCCTGCAATAATTGTTCCACCCCCAATAATCGTATTTAAATCCTGTAAACGAACAGGCTCAGTACCGGATGCAGGAGCGGATAAATTGAGAATTTGGTTCCCATTCATATCCAAATCTGCCAACATTTCATTTGGCGTAACACCGTCCCTCGACAGCACTGAGTCAGAGAATGCCTCTAACGAGGCATAGTTCGAGTTCAGTGCCGCCAGAGCGGACTGTTCATTTGTTAACGACGCGATGTCGTTCTGAACAAGTTTAGTCATTAGCCTTGGACTTTAACCACTGCGAATGTGATGATAATCGCACCAGTTTCTGCGGTAGCAGTGGTGTTGTTATCTACAGTAATGCTGAAGGAGCCTGCAGCAACGGCAGAGACGAAAACGTCTGTACCTGTGCTGTTAGTCCCACTCTTAATGGTAATCAGAACAATGTCATTTGCAGAGACAAAGCTGTTGGTTACCGTAAAAGTGGCCTGAGCGCCCGCAGCTAGAGATGCGTTGTTAGTTGTGATTTGACCAGTTAAAGCGTTGAGCGTAACACCAGTTGCACGGTTGGTCGCCTGAGTCACCGCCGACGGAGTCGCCGGGAACCGAGCAGGGAGCTGTGCACCTAGTTGAATGCTACGAACTGCAACGTCATTTCCAGCCAAATCAGCTAGACCTTGAGCAGCCATTTATTTTATTTCTCCTTAAGTGAAGGGGGCCGAAGCCCCCGCCACTAATTAGGGACTGTTAGCGCGATACTTGATTCGGACGATGCCGACTCCAGTAGTGCCCTGAGTGCCCACAAATCGTGCAGTGATGTAACCTGAGAAGGTTGACGCTGCCGAAATGGCAATCGTGCCGATTAACGTACCTGCCTTAGACGTGCCACCGATATAGGTGACGCGCTGACCAACAGGGGTTAATGTAGCTAAGACTTCCGCTGCAATGAAACCGCCGCCAGAGGCGCCGATCAGAGTGCTGCGGTCGTTCGACTGCACCATGCCGACGCTAATACTCGTGAGAGTATTAAACACTTCGGCGACTTCCAGTGTGACCTCTTCAACGAACACGCCGCGAGGGAACTGAATCTGATCTGACTGGATCACATCCGTCGAAGCTACCGTGCCGACCGTAGTCGTTCCGAAAGCTGACGCTGTTCCCCATACGATCTTGTATTCAAGAACGCGGAGTTCGCCGTAAGTCTTGTACTCGCCACCGCGATTTGGAATCGCCTTGGTTGTACCGTACTTACGCAGGAGTGAATCACCATCGAAAAAGTTTGTACCTAAACCCATGATAATTCTCCTATTAGACCACTACGCCAGTGGTGTCGGTGATGACCGTGATGATGTTCTCAGGACGGTAGGCTTTGAAGCCATACTCTGCGAACGTCACGAATTCCCACTGTTGGAGGTCTTTGTTGAACTCCTGGTAGACAGTAGGCTGTTGCCTAAAGCCACCGATAATGGGCATAGTGTCACCTGCCGTAGCCGAGAACATATAGTTCGCGACTGCACCTGCTGCCGAAGAAACCGAATTGATAGTCTCTGCGCCAACTGTCGGAAGATAGTTGGAAACATAGACGTCAAATCCGAAGATGTTAAAGACGAACTTCATCGAGCCGACTACGTTGCCGGACTCAAGTCCACCGTTAACAATCTCGTCCCACTGAGGAGCCTCAGTGAGCAAGTTCATTACGTTAGCCTGGGTTGCGATAGTATAAGCAACTGTGGGATCAACCACAGCGCAAATGTTCGTTAACGGAACGTTTGCCTTCATCAGTGCGAAGCGGGCTTTCGCGAAATCGTTTAAGCCCATTGCACGATTGGTGCCAGAGACCGCCGACCCGATCCAGCGGTGATCCGCTGTGTTGATCGTGTTAGCGTTAGATGCTGTTTGGCCAGCATTGAAGCGATCGAAAATACGTGTTTCAATGGCTTCCATGAGGGCGCGATGCTGCCGAGGCAGGAATGCGTTAAGCACTTCCTGGCTGTAGAAGCTGTCTCGCTTGAACTTTGCAGACATCGTATTGGCCGAATATTTGTATTGGTCAAAGGTAAACGTGAAGTTACCAGTGTCCATTCGGTTATACTTGACTGCCAAGCCTTCACTGAAGTCGGCAGTTTCTGCCTCACCCAGTGACGGGATGTTCAAGGTTACGCCATCAGAGAAGTCAGTGATGTTCTTAACGAAGCGCATGGCCATAAGATCATCCAGTAGGAGCATCTTGATCTGTGCATTCCACAGATTAAGCCTACGGAGATCAGTATCATTTAGGGTCGTGAAACCACTAGCCATGATATGTTAGACTCCACTTAATTGTATTGACTGAAGTCGCCGTCTTCGAATTTCGATCCGAGACGGTCATAGTCAGCCAACATCTGATTTTGAATTTTAGGGCTGTAGTATTCTTTGGGCTTCTCTACTTTGAGCTTCTGGTAATATGCCCATGACCTATCGGGTCCGCCTGTCGGCGCGAAGGATTGGGTATTACGCATAGGAGCTTCGAAGTTGTCCTTACGAACAGGCTGGTCTAAGCTGAAAGTCTTAATAAAGACCTTCGGGTTATTCTTCGCCATCGTATTGACTTCCTGTGGAGAAAGTCCTAGTTCTGCAGCTTGACGGGAAAGAGCGTCCTGGTAAGAATTACCAAAACGTTCAATTGCTTTTTCCTGAACTAATCTAGCATTAGCTGCCTGACGGTCCCGTTCCTTTTCTTGGGAATAGGTTTCAGACACTAAAGTCTTGATTTGATTAGGATCGTACGTGGGTCTATTTTCAGCTTCGTTCACTTGGGGTGCTACGTTACTTGACAGCGGAGTCTCTTTAAATCTGGTCAGAACGGACTCTATTTGTTCCCGCGCTAAGTTTTGCTCTCTCTCCTTCATGTAGTCGCTACGGAGGTCGTCCATACGCTTCTTCATTAATTCTATGGTTTGGTCAGCATGCCATTTACCTTTAGCGAGTTCGGCAGGAGTTTTAAACTTCTTGTCGTCCCCTACTAATTCAGAGAGGTAATCTTTGTTTTCGTCAATAACTGGGTCTAAGTTATTGTTATGTTCGTTAGTTAGTAAATCCATTGTCTTCTCCGGTCAGAGTAAGTAATTTAATTGTGTCTCGGATTTCCGCCTTACGGCCTACGATGGCCGCCTGTAGATAAGGCCAAGCGGGTGACCCGAATATCTTGGGGTCTAGTTCGTTACTCTCCAGACCGTTGTATCGTTCTTGTAGGATTTCTATCGCGCGGTCGAGCACTTGCTTCGATCCTCTGATTGAATTCCTGAAGGTGTCTCTATCTGTTTCGGGTAAGTGTGAGGTCCACTTAGTCCACATTTATTGCCCTCCAAAAGGCGTTTGAGTTTGACCCGCCTGAGGGCCGCTAGACATATCGTAGTCTCCGTTCATCCCAGTCGCCGTCATGGCATGGCCCTGAACCTGCTCTTGTAGAGCTGTCTGGAACTTCTGCGCTTCAGCCTGTTCGGCTAGGGCGATGTAAGGAATGAAGACTTCGTATTGATCTAGATTAAAGATATGCTCAATGATCTTAGCCAGCTTCTTGCCACTGAAATGCGGCTGTACGGTAGGCCAGAGTTGAGAGTTGGTTAAGTTGGTGAGGTTTTGGACAAGCTCGGCTTGTTCAGCAAAGTGTCTAGCCGCCACTGGTTTAATGCGACCAATCCCGGTAATGTCCTCAACTGTGAGTGATTGGAATGCAGCAGCGTTGAAGTCATTGTCAAATACTTTAATGACGGTCGCACCTGTTAGGTTCCTTCTAGCTAGTTCGAGCATTGCATTGAGCAATGGCTCGATTATCTGCTCCTCGAATTGTTTGATCTTATTTTGGAAGACTCGCGAGGCGGCGTTTTCGAGCTGTTGTACTTCGTACTTTGTTTTTTCGCCTGGAGTTCTGAACCCCATCGCTTCTCTGGGTGCACCTGCCATCTCCTCCATCAAGCGCTCTAGATTCTGTATCTCCATATTAGCTTGGAGAACATTGGTCTGAGGCGTGACTAGTTCCACATCACCTTCTTCCGAGACGAATATCTTTTCGCCAGGTTGCCAGGTGAAATCTTCAACCATTCCTTTAATCTTCTGGACAGGGTATGTCACAAGATCAAAGATGTCCGCCTTCATGTTCTCAATGTGATCCATGCGATACTGCATGCCGATCAGATTGTCTAAAGGACCCATGCCCCAAAGATTGTCGGGCTTCTTCCTCCAAGGAGAATGAAAGATGGGAGGGTATCCAAAGAATGACGGATTTGGCTTTTTCCCGATTAGCTTGTGCCTATCTACGACCGTTATTACATGATTTTCAAGTAATACGTCATTCTCATCATCATAAATATCACCATAGAAGGTTAGGACTTCCACGTTTCCACTCTTGAGATACTCACGGAACGAGGTGAAGCCATCCATTTGATAGAGGCTATCCATCTCCTTCCAATCGCCGTCGAACTGACGTGCGTTCTCTCGAAGGTCTTTGAGGTACTTGTAGAGTTCCTTGTACTCTTCGTAGTTCTCATCAGTAGACATAGACTCAAGCTTCTTCTTAATCTCGCCCAGGGAGACTAAGGACTTGATGATCTTAGGTGTCTTGGAAAACTGTTCTGCGGTAGGATTCATGACCAGGTTTAGTGGATTGATCCTTCGTATAGAAGGCCCCACATAACCGGCCTGAGTAGTAGTATTGTCGTCGCGTTGAACACGCTCATCGACCCATTCGACGGTGGCAAAGCAGTTGCCGAAGTCGATATAGTCGAGGATGATCTTATCAATCTCGTGTTTGAAGGCGTCCTGCGTCATCACCCAACTCATATAGTTGGTGATTGCATCGCGCTTAGCTACGCTAGCTGCATCTAACTCATTCGCTTCCCAGATCACAGACTTACGCTGCGGGAATAAGGTAGCTACATAGTTAGCGTATAGGTTATCTCTGATTTGACACAGCTTCGGTATTGTGGTCTTATTCTTCCACGGAAGCTGGGAGTTAGTAGTTTGAGTAGTATCAGTGGCGTATACGTAACGTCGGATTTCTTCTTTATCCAACTTCCACTGTCTGCGTAACAAATCCTTCTGGATGTAGTCGTCTGAGATCAGACAGGCTAAACGATCCTCACGGACAATGTCGCAGAGTTCTAAGACTTTACCGGTCATTGAAGTTTACTCGGCGTCCTTTTGTAAAAAATGTATTGGTACCAGATTTCTCTATATGCCAGTAACTCACATCACACCGCCAAACTTAGAATGGTAATTGTACACTTGGTTAATATCTTTTTTGAATGAAAACAAATTAATTGTAGGACCTAATGATGAAGCAAAATCTACTACAGAAGCTAATGCATCTTTTACGTCGTCGTGCGCTGGATTCGCGTATAAAAGCTCTTCTTCGAGTATTTGACAGTTGCCTGTGGGGTAATGCCAAATTTGTTTGTTCGCGTACTTCGGTTCTAGGACGGCCATTATTCGTTCTTCTTTGCTACCAGACCATCGACCAGGTCTGTAGTCTTCAACGGATAAAGCCAATCCGAGAGGACGAATATAGGATTCTTTTAGGTCTGTCACAATCGACTCTTGAGCAGCTACAACTTCGGCTCGAATCTTTCGGAAACCCCATTTCTGATGCAGAGCGAGAATCCTTTTTATCTGCTCCGAAGGGGACTTGGTCTTGAAACGATCGATCTCCAGAACGTAGTAGTTACCCCTTCCGTCTACACCGAGTACGACTATAGCTGTATAGTCAGACTTCTTGTTGACGGTGAAGGCAAAGTCCACTGCAGCAAAGACGTTGAGTTTGTCTTCTTTGAAGAACCAGCGACCGTCTCTACAGACAAGCCAGCCGGTTTCATAATATTGGAATAGGTCTCTTTTGAAGACAGAAGCGCCCACATCGTGTGGATCATTGTAATATTGCGCACGAAAGTGCGTCTTATTTAGATAGGCAGATCGCTTCTTGTCCAGGGCTTCTCGGTCGAAGCCGAACCACTTACCATCGAATCGTTGTTGTTTAGGCCAAAGAAACTGACCGCTTCCATCCCCGATTGACTCAACAGTCTCTGGTATGCCAAAGTCTGAGTTGCGCTCGAATAGGGAAATAGAGTCAGTTACATGGCCCTCGTCGTTGTAGGTGTCCAAGGTGAGTTCAAGGAGCGAGGCGTAGAGGTCGTCCGGATGGTATCTAGTACCGACGACCCATTCACGGGCTCCCACTGTCTCAACCGAGGAGAGGAGGCCGTATTGTTCTTTAGTCTTTTCTCGTCCATCTTGAGTATAAGCATTTCCTGATACTACTACATCATCCAACACACAAATATCGCAATGCAGACCAACAATATTGGTAGTGAGGCCAGCAGTAAAGATAGAGGGGTCGCGTACGGATTCTGCGGCTCGTCTGGGATCATCGACGGAGATTTCACGCTCTGTCCACTTCTCTCGTTGAGCTTCCTCTTTGTTGACCATTTCCGGCCAATGAAGACGGTAATTGTCGCACGTCAGAATATCCTTAATGAACTTGAGCTGTTTGGTCGCCAAGTTGCTGGTCGAGGAAATGAACAGAATACGTAATGTTGGGTCCTTGGTAAGCTCCCATGCGACTCTGTAAGCAATGAGGGCAGACTTCATATGATCCCTGGGGATCAATAAGACCTGATGGGATTTCGCGTCCGGACGTGTCCACCAATTAATGATGTTCCTGTGGATGTTGCCCAATACTCGACGTGGATGGACTAGTTCGATAAATCGTTCTAGACTCGCTTCCGCTGCTAATCGTTTCTCTTCCCGCTCGTTCGTTAGCGTTGATTTGTTTTTCTTTGGCAAGTATTGCACCGTTCTGTATGGCTTGTTGTAGTCTCATTTCCCAGATCGAATCACTGATGTGACCGAAGCGTTGGTCATCGTGACGTTCATGGTATTCTAGTTTATCTGTAATGGATTCCAGAAGCTTATCGAACTTAAGATCGATAGCTTTGTAGATTGAGTGGAATCGATTAGACAACCAGAGTGCGTGCCCCCAGACGGCTCCCACAAAAGTTAAAGCTAACGCTGTTGCGGGAATGTATTCCATACCACTAAGCGAAACAGACAGTGATGTCGTTAGCTGTGGCAGTTAGAATGGTTAAGCCAGTTCTAAACTCTACGTCGTACAACATTGTGCCTTGAGACGCAGCAGTTGTAGTGATTAGGCCGATGACGGTACCAGAAGCAGCAGTGTTATCGAATAGAGTGATGGCACCGGCCACTGGAGTATTGATTGTAATAGAATGGAGAATACCAGCTCCAACTTTAACTGTAGTCGTAGTGGCAGAGTTGATATTCTTGAATGCGTTGGAAGCTTGTGAGTGGAACATTAGTAGCCTTTAACTTTCTTTAAGTTGGGGTTCTTGCGTTTGGCTGATGCAGAAGCTTTGCGTGTCTTGGAGGCTAAGATTGCTCCTGCGGCTTTCTTGCTGTAGCCCTCTTTCTGAATTGATTTCTGTACGGCTGCGAAGCCTGGGTGTGCTTTACTCATCGCTTCCTCTACTGGAGTCTGATTTAACTTTTACTGATTTACCATTAGCTCCGGCTATGTGCTGAGAGCATTTAGTACAGTCCATGATCTTCATTTCTGTTTCTTCTTTCTCTTGGGTAACTTCATGCCCTTGGACGCTGTATTCCATTCATCAACATTGACACCTTGCGCTTGTAATTGAGCGCGGTGCATGTTAAAGTAGGCAGCTTGTGCTTTTGATTTGTAGGGCATTTGTTAAACAAAGAACAAAATAGGCAAATGGTTCGACGTATACATTAATCGAGGAAGGAAGTCAAGATAATTATGACTTGGTATTGTTTAGCATGTTATAAATGGGGATATAAGAAACCTGTGGTTCCTGGTAGTTCGAGGTGTCAAGATTGTCAGTAATTGAGTTAAAACATACCCCAGAGATGGGGGAGATTAGAGATAGGCTTAATCGGCTAGAGAAGGCCATGGATGACTTAAATCTATACCTGAGCTACCCTACTAGCCCTCCACCCCCCAAATCTTACGTACGGGCTTCCTAGAGCGATTGTAGGGTATTCTACGGAGAATATATGTATGAAAACAGTTTATTGCTTTAAATGTGAAGTATACCACTTTGCACCGAGGTGTAGATGAGTAGACGAAGTAGGCCATATGATTGGTTAGGTATCGAAACTGCTATGACCGATCGAAATGTGGATGAAGCTGTTGAAGAAGGATTCAACACTCTTCCCAAATTTGATGAGAAATACTTCAGGGAGTTTGTAACTAAAATTCGAAGTTATAGATGATTTGGATAACTTAGCCCCGGCGCAAGCCGGGGTATTTTTGTGTCTGGATGAAATAACTAACGATGAACTTAAAATATTTCCCAGAATTTTTTATGAAAGTTAAAGTTGTGAGATATTTTGGATTAGTGTCAGATATTTTGGAGGAGCACCTCGCTTCGCTCGGCCCAAAGTCAAGGGGTATAACCCCTGCTTATGGGTCATTCATGGGTGTTATTTGGAAAAAGAGCTGTAAAATCAATGACTTACGACTTGACTTTAAAGTTTCGTCATACAACCCAAGGGTGTAAGATACTTATACACAGGAGAGTAAGATATATCTTAGATTATCTTACGATATCTTAGTCTATCTTATACTATCTTAAGTATATCTTTAACATTAGATAAGGTAAGAGAGTAGAGGTGCGATCACGATTAGTTGATTGAGATCACAACAACGTGAGAGTGAGGGCTAATCACGACTGAGAGTGAATGTTTGATTTGACAAACGCTAAGTGATTGAGATTGCTGCTGTAATACCTGGATATTTGACAAATATTCTAAAACGCAATCAAACTGTCAGTAACGCAAGCGTTACGATCAATTGAACAACGAGAGTGATTTGACTTGATGCCTTGTTGCTGCCACAATGAGGGGTATGATGAGCAATGGTTGCGGGAGTATCCTAGAAACCGCAATACACGCTATTTGACAAGTTAATCATGTGGTTAGTCTTAGCCTTGTGCCCTGTGTTCACACACAACAGGAGAGCAAGACTATGCTTGATAACCTATCGAAGTTAGTCATTCATACTCAAGACTACCTCAATAAGGATATCAGTCTAGCAACCTATAAACATAGGTTAACTGATGTCATTGGTAGTTTTAGCGACGATGAGGCGACAGCATTGGCTGATGTAATCTCCGCCTTTGCTATCCTCTTGCGTGGTAAGTCTCACTGAGATGCAACACAACGCGCATGTGCTAGCTTACTATTGGTTTCTATACGATATGTGGGCTAGTTAATACTTCACCAATACAGGGCGCAAGACTTAGGCTAACCACACTGCGGTATGTACTGTGCCTATCGTGTGCTCTTACCTATAACCTAACGGGAGCACATACCATGTCTAGAACTCGTGCATCTACTGTGCCCGCTAACTACAGCGAGCGCAGGATTATCGCGCTGGAAAACTTCATGTTGTCTACTAACCTTCGCGGTAAGCCTGCACTAGCTGCATTCAATCGAGCACAGAGAGACGCTGATGCGTTGCCGGTTAAACCCTTGGTACCTGCTGATCCCAAGGGATTGAGGCTAGCTGCCTTCATGGCTAGGCTAACCAATGACATACATGATTGTCGTCGCATTCGGGGTGCTTGCCTTGAATGTGGCAACAAGCATTGTGTGGGCGTGCATCGTAACTACTAATACCATTTGAGTTTATGACAGGTTTGGGCGCACGATAGACATGGTGCATACCGCGCCAAGGAGGATTGCACAGTGCCTCCTAAATACAGACTGTGCATAGGAGACTATACTATGGCTAATATCTACACTGATGTGGACGGCAAGAACATTACCAAATGGTTGAAGTCTAACACCGTTGCCTTTGCTGCCGCCTATCGTGCGTCGGCAGTCAAGGAGGAAGATGGGGACGAGGATAGCTTAGCCCTATTGCCTGATGACCGCGTGATTGCGATCATTGAGCAAATTCCTGGTAATGAAAACAGTGAACAGGACGGCCAACAGGTTCGCAAGGATCGGCTCGCTGCTCTGGTTACTGAAAGTGAAGAAGGTGACGAGGCTGATGAAGTCCCGTTGACTGCCGCCTCCAAATCGGAACTTAGCCAGCTAGCGCGAAAGCAAAGCGAAGTGTTCGACAAGGATGTTGATAGCATCCTTGAGAGCATTGCCGACGCGAAAGAAACCCAAATGGGTGGCCCTGTTCTTCTGGCCGATCACCTATTTGATCTTTACGGAGGTGAACGCGACAAGGAAAGCGGCATGATGGTCCGCTGTCCTGCGGTCATGGCGTGGCCAGTTCCCGGTTCCTCGTACAAGTCGGATTTCTGGAAACTTCGCAATGAAACTCCAGACATTCACAAGTTCAAGGATCATGCGACAGGTACGGAGTACACTATCAGGTTCTACCGTGACTTAGCCAATGGCACGGCGCACGGTGTTCAACTCCTATCTGATATCAAAGACTTGAACCTGCTCAAAGATGGTACGGCAGGTGTCAAGAACAAGGAACTTCTGATTTACCATGGGAAGAGTGATCAGAGGATTGCTAAACTGTCGCAACTCCAAGCGCGACAGTCAGCGCGAACCAACGCCTTTAGCAAGGCGGCAGGTTTCATTCAAACTATCACGCGCTGGAATGAGCTAGGCTTCGTTGCTAAGGGCTCTCGTTGGGGGTTCAGCGTAGCCGATGCGACCAAGCATATGGATGAGGTAGCGCGACGCAATAAGCCTATCAAGTTCATAACCGTCAAGGGTGCGGAGGTAGATAGTTCTGATCCTATCTCACTCTCGCAATTCCTGTCGTTACAGCATCCTGCCAAGGGTGCAACTCGGACACGTTTCGAGGTAGCGATTGCGCTTGGTGGTACCGTAGGGAATATCAAGGATACGCTTAAGAAGGCGGCACCCGTGACTCCCGACGACAAGAGCAAGCAAGGTGGCGACAAAGACAAGACGGGCAAAGACATTGGTATTCCTACGCCCGAGGAGTTGGTCGCCACTGCCCGTATGTTTGCTACGGGTTTGGATGAGGCGGGAGGCAATCAGGCGCAAGCACTTGCCTATCGGTCGCGTCTGCTCAAGCACTTCAATGTGCAGACAGCAGAGATAACCGAGGAGTTGATTGATTTGGATGATATGGTCAAGTCAATCAATGACTTCCTCATCCCCTACCGCAAGCGCATAAACGACGCGCTTGAGGCTCAGGCTAAAGCTGCCTAGCACTACACAGTACACTGATCAGAGAGCCCCGAGGGTTAGCCCCTTCGGGGCTTTTCTTTTATCTCAATGGAGGTACTACCATGCCTATTCAAAAGCTTGATGCACTATCGTACGCGCTTATAGCTATATCGATTTTGTTCTGGGTCATAGCTATACGTTATGTGTACTCGTGGTTGTGGGAGTAGAACAATACAACCCATGGGAGAAAAACCTGTCATAGCTTGCGCAGGTCTGTCGTATGTTACGCTACTGGGGTAGCAGGTATGTTGTTAAAACGCACCGGTGGGCTCCGTAGGGCGATTAAGGACCTATCTACGCATGGGAAGGCTTGAAGTGATTTTACTTAAAGCGTTTTAGGGCGCATACTATAGGGACAGTCGAGGAGGGCTCAATGTGACGAGAGAACAGAGAGTTAAGTGTCAGTTAGTGATGGCTGCACTTATGGTTGCAACCGGGATCATTCTGTCTACATTCGGCAGTTGCACTGTTCACTAACCCAACCACACAACTAGGAGAGCGCACACATGGATATGTTGCAGACACTACGTGATGTCACTTCGCACGTTGCCAATCTACAAGACAGCAACGCAGGACTAGAGGATGAAGTAATGCGCCTCAAGATGGCGCTATCTGAAGCTAATGGAGTAATTAAAACACTCCAAGCGAACAATGTTGATTTGAAAGATCGTCTGTCTGATGCAGTCAAAGACGCTACGTACTTTCGGGAGAAAGTGGGCGTTGTTACGCAAGCTGCGACGGAGTGGTCTGACAAGATGGTTACGCTCATGAAGGACGTGGAGCGTAAGCCTAAGCCTATGTTATCGTTGGATGATTTGGAAGAGAAGCCTAGCCCAGCACCTACGCCTATTGTTAATGGGCCACGACATCTCATCAATCTCACCTCGAAAGAGTGGTTGGAGATTGCGTCAATGCCCGAAGGCGTGGAGTTCACTATCGCTCCTGAGCCGGACCTTGACCGCACTGCCACTAAGACGTGGTATCGCAATAAGCTAGGGCACGTACCTAGCGGGTACAAATCGAAACCTGAGGTCATGCTCAGGCGAGTGAATGATAAGCTGGAGTTCATTCGCTTTGTGTTCCCCGAAGAACGGAGGTCGGTTCGACCCGAGCACTCCACACTTCCAAATGCCCCAAACATTCCATCGACATCATCGGTGGGGGACTTTGACAACAACGGTCGGCTTGGTGGCACTGATGAAATACCTGCATTTCTGAGGCAAGGGCCGCAGAACGGAGGTCCTCGTGCTGATATTACGTCTACCGAGACACCGGAACACTGAGCGTTTCGACACTAGGGTAGATGAATACGTCATATCAGTTGGAGGGGTGGGGATGGTCATTGAAAAGAATGGCTTGCACCACTCCTTCATAGCCCTAGCGTGTGACAAATACTACCTCAGGTATCTGCTCAACAAGATGGAGCACAAGCATGGAGCAACCGGAGGCGAAGCATTGGACGGACAGCCTGTACTGCACTAACCAAGTGTGGTGGCAATGGCGCTTCGACAATGGCTTGAACGCAGATGGTATCATCTTTGGGTTCATCGAGAAGGAACCCAGAGGTGTAGTAGTAGAGTTTGAGCATAATGTCAAATGGCGGTCTAGGTATTTCGTTACGCTCGCACATTTGGAACAGACGTGGTGTCGCCGTGATGGTACGTTCTACATCACCAAGGCACAGCGCCTAGAGATGCACGATCAGCCTGAGCCTTATGAGGATTTGACAATTACTTCTAAGGGCAAGGCTTGTGTGCGAGATGTTTGTTCAGTGATCCTGAACAGGCGGCGTGTCCCAGTATGGACACAGTTTAGATAGGAGAGCGAATGGGACAGAAATACAATCCTCTATATCATTCATCTGTCGTGAAGAACATGCGGCAGATATGGGCTGAAGCGAAGCAGAACGAGAGGCTTCTGCTCACTGACGAGCAGATATGGGGTGTGTTCGAGGAGTATTACTTCGATCCCAGAGACGATGACGTTAAGTACTTGGAAGGATTACGCGAAGGTAATCAGGAAGTTTGTGAGAACCTTCAGCGCTGCTGAGTGCACTTCCTGTGGCTCCACGCGGGCCACAGCGAGGGCATTCCGCCCAAGCCGCTGCCAAGAGGCAGCATAGGAGAGCGTTTATGGATAGCATCGTTGGCAAGACTATTGTTTCTGCACTTGTGATGGCCGATATTCAAGCTTTAATCGACAGCGGCGATCTCAAGCTGGAGGAAGTCAAGAACACGTTCGTCTCCCAAGTCAACAGGTCTACTACACTCGACGACGAAGGAATCAAGGCGGCGTGCGCAGCAACCGACGATGACGACGACGACCTGCTGGTCAAGAACATGCTGTTGATCGAGCAGCAGGGCTACTCAGTGCTCCAGCCTGACAAGGAGGAGGAAGAGCGTCACGAGTCGGCGCTCAGCGACAATTGAGCAGTGCAATAGCACTTCCTGCGGCCGGGAGATGACAGGTTTCCAGGCCGCAGTGAGGGCGATTGTGCCCCGGAGGACTAAAGGAGGCTACATGAATACATACACACCCAGGGACGAGGGTAAGATGTCGCCCACTAAGTACGTAACCATCTGGACAGGATGGGACGAGAAGACCACCCGACGGTATGAGGAGATATGGGTGGATGGTGTCATGGTTCTCAAGATCGAGAACGTGGCTGTCGTAGACTACAGAACGAGGAACACTGCCAATGCAAGTACTGGAACCCAGGTTTCAAGCGGGCCTGTACACAACCGCCCCGTGGATCGGACTTGATGCTGAATTAGAGCATCACTACGACCAGAACGGTAACCACCAACTGCAATACAAAGGAAGGGTAGGTGCTTGGACTTCCTTTGCTGAGACCTGCTCGATCACTGTCAAAGATCAGGCAGGGGAGGAACGTACATTCTGCGCTACCACCAAGTTCCATTGGCCTGATCCGGAGATATTCGAAAAGGTGGTAATCGTTCCTCGGTATTGACGGTGTTCCTACTTTACTAGTTTGGATGACCTAAAGTGATTTTACTTAGAGTGTTAACCTAGGCTATAATATGGATACTGGAGAAAGGTTCGGCGGAACCGCACAACAACGGAGAGCACAATGAAACAAGTAGCAATAAGACTGAGACTAAGAGAGAGCACTGTTGTATTTATACAAGAGTGGTTGTTTAAGGGATATTCTTATGACTTAATCTCTAGATGTAATGGGAACGTCTCGTACTGGAAGATACAATATATCCAGGAAAGGATGAGTCTCATCTTCTGGAGTAATCACCATGGCTAAGAGGAGGATCAAGAGGACATACCCTAAGCTAATGATCAAGACACCGGGGGGTGTCGATGTATCGAAGGTTCTCAACTACGCTCTATTTCAGAACAGACCACGCACACGAAGCTTGGGGAACATTAACCCAGTCATCGTGAGTGACAAGCAGCAGAAGGTCACATCCTACCATAAGGATGAGGAACTTAATGCTCTGGTCAAGAAAGAGACTGTGATATGGCGCAAGCATAGGGTACGTTATGACCCTGCGCCTGTGCCTAAGACTGCTCACCTCAGCACCAGACACGTAGATGAGACTGGGGCAAGTGTTTATGCACCCAGCCCTAAGTTATTGGCTATTGATGCTTCTTTGATGGAACGAGAGATACAGGAATGTCTCTTGGGCCATTCGTTCTTTGTTTCTAGTTATCGGTTCCAAGGCTTCACAGCGTGGAACTACCGTATCCTTCAGCGTGGCAACCCTGAGATACGGTTATATTTCCAAGGCAACAAGGCTAGGATAATTAAAGTATTCGATGAAGTGGCGACACCAACTAGCTATAAAGCTAGGATCGTCTACTCGAATCCTTACACAATGTCTGAGGCGGAGAAGAAATTCTCCAGGGGCAAGGTATTCTGGGCCGGGGCTGAGTTGGTTCAGAAGCAGAAATAATCCTACACCCTCCACGTTAGGTTGTCTGCAAGCATGGTGCCGCCGCATCATCCAATGCTTGTATGGCTGTGCTCTCCGGACGTGGGGGTGGACCCAGGCAGTGTTGTGCGTGAGTGATACGGTGGACTCTCGAAGTCCTCCCCAGCCGTTAGCTCGCTGCGTAACCTGCCTGGGTTTTATTTTGTTTATTGGAGGTCACATGGCCAGATCGCTGCGTGTGCTTAGGCACAGTTACCGGAATTTAGCCACACAATCGGTTTCTGACACAGGTTACAAGGACGCATATGGTGCGCGGGACCTGTTCACGATCGTGATAATAGCAGGAATTCAACTGCGTATGTTCTACGCAGACGCCTACGTAGCCCAATGGCAGAGGCAAGGGACTTAAAATCCCTCTAGTGTTGGTTCGAGTCCAACCGTGGGCACCACTTAAGGGGCTGCCAGTGTTTCTGGGGATCGGGTGCTGCCCGCTGTCCTCGGTCCGAAGGTTCAATTCCTTCCGGCTCCACTATTATTACTTTGAGTATAACGCAAGCGAGAGGGTAGTCAAATGTTAGAGGGGCTGCTGACGGAATTGGAAACGCTTACGAAGCTGAGCATTGTGCCTGGTTTCGCGGCGTCTGGGATGGCCTCGTGGTTAATCTTCAAGCACAGATCACAACTACGGGAGTTCATGATGTCGCGGCGGCGAGTCAGGGCAAAGAAAGAGGCGGAGTGGTCTCTCATTGCCAACACCTTCACAGAAGACCTTCATCGCTTGAAGACTGAAGGAAAGATTCATGACTGGGCTTACCACACCTTAGTCAAGAAGATGCGTGGGATCGGCATGGACCTTAGCTATGACGAACCTTCGTATGGTAAGCCCTGGTACTTCACCAATCCACTGAAGCGCGTGGATGTTCCTGCCTTGAAGAAGAAGATCAAGGCGCGGCTTGGCCTGACCAAGTCTAAACACAAGGAGGTGGCGGAACCCAAGAAGAATTCCTTGGAAGCAGAGTTCGAACACTGCCGAAATGCCTAATGTGACAGGTTTCTAGCAGTCGTTGACTGCGATCCATGCGCATAACAGAGGAGTCTGCGCAATGTCTGTACTACTTCGGGTTAAGGCTGGACACGAAATTCCGGCTGCTTACCAGACCAAGTTTCTGGAGGCATGCAAGAGTGGGTTCAGCTTCTCGGTTGCCAACAAGTCGGAGGGTATGAAGAGTCTCTTCTACAACCCTCTACCTGAGGGCAAGAAGAAGGGCTACGATCTGGCCAAGTCCTTGCAGGAAGTTTCGACCAAGTTCAAGGACAAGAACTACGTGCTGGTGGGTTACGAGTACGAAGTCTCTCCGGCCGAGCGTCAGCCATTCCCCGTCCTGATGGACGACAAGGAGATCGAACTCCTCCATGTCTACATCTCCGGCGACATGGCACGGTACATGGACCCCAAGAAGCCTGTGGGTCCTGAGACGCAGTTCATGGACGCCTACTTCGGCAGCCTGATCATCGACGCCTACACCGAGGCCGGCGCCAACCTCACCAAGTTGATGGAGAAGATCAACTCGGCTGAGTTCCGGAAGCCGATGATCGAGCATATGGAGCCCAAGTGCACCATCATGCTCCTTTCCAAGGATGACGATTTCCTGCGCCTCAAGCGCAAGAATGACGATTACGCCGACTTCTCTTGGGGTGAAGCCTCCCAGACCTTGGGCTACAAGGAGGAGGAGAAGCCTGTGGAGGAGAAGAAGGAGGACCCCGTTGCTGATGATGATAATATTCCTGCTTGGCGCAAGGCGCGCTTGGCAGCGACGCCAGCAGCCGTACCTGCGCCCGCCGCAACGCCTCCGGCCAAGCCAGAGGAAGAGGATGAGGACGATAAGGATGATGAGGAGGCGGGTGAAGTAGACGATACTAAAAGCCAGGCGGCGAAGGGAGCGACAGGCCCGAAGGTCGCTCAGGTTGATCTCGATGAGCTTGCCAAGGGACTCGATCCTAAGGACGGCATTTGGGACCCAACCACCAAGTCCATCAAACCACCAGTCCACCTTGGTGGACGAGAGCTTCGGCGTCATTATGGCTCTCACTCAACTAAGGGCCATCTTGCCTATGATCTCAAGAATCGACAGGGAATTCCAGTCGAAGACCTTCAACCTGGAAGCCATCTCTATCGGCTCTTCAACCGTATCCCTGAGAAGACGCCTGTTGGCTCGGGCAGCGGCAAGAACACTGATCCTGCGGTCGTGGCTACCAAAGACACTCTCGCAGCAACCAGCAAGCCACAGCCTCTGATGACCGCCGACCAGATCGAGAAGACCAAGAAGGTGGTATCTTCCGCCTTCGCAAGTCCAACCCTCGACTCCATCCAGGTCCAGGCCATCGAAGGGAAGTACCCCAAGTTCTCTGATCGATTGGATGTGAAGCCCGAGGAGATGATCCTCTGGCCCCAGGATCGGATGTTTGACGTCGTCCAGACCGGCCACAAGCAAGCCTGGATGTTGATCCTGGAACTCCAAGCCTGGGTCCTGGCATTGAAGCCAGACCTGGTTCCCAAAGCCGTCGCGCCAGTTGCGAAAGAAGAAGAAGAGGATGACGACATCCCGGCCTGGCGCAAGGCTAAGATGAAGAGTCAGGCTGCGTAAGGTCGCCTCCCGGCACCCAGCAACGTAGTCTGACTCTCGTCCTGGTCTGGACGCGCTTACCATTTAGGTGCGCACCATAGTCCCCCTCGGTGGGCCAGGAAAGCTAGCGGCTAACGCTCAGATAGGCCGCTATATTCTTTTGTTTATATTGGAGAGGGAAGTACGCACATGAAATGGTTCCAAGGTATCCCCAACCTACGTACTGGGCTGCCCTTCAACTTCAAGAAGACAGCGGCTCCGCCGTTCAACACGCCTGACCTAGTCAAGCTCCAGCAGCAGGAGTTTAACCTGGTATTCGATTGGGATAATCGAGTGACCAAAGCTCCATGTGCATTCCCTGGTTCGCCCATCTTCTCTGACCAGACGTTTCTGATGTACCTCCAGAACCACGAGCAAGGTACACCGGGCCTGGTATTCAACGGACAGATGCACCCAGGTTTCATCGGCACACCCCGCGCTAGGCTGAAGGGAAAACTACATCCCGTGACTGCTGAGCAGATGGTTGAGCTTGACGCCATACATGGGAACAGAGTACAGTCTGTTCGCAAACGCATCCGTGTAGTATTGGCTGACAAGTTCACATTCCAGCACCAGACCAATGTGTGCTATGGAATTCCGGTGCGTGTTAATGCTTGGGTGTACAACCACAATCCTCAGTATTGGGGTCCCAAGTTCCAGTACGACCAGCAACATTTCCGAGGACATTCGAAGGAGTCTGTGTACCTTCCGTGTCCTACCTACATCGATGAACGACCATACGTGAAGAGGTTCTTTCAACCCTTCCAACGAGTTGGCTTCAACCCGACGTTGGTTCAGAAGCAATTCAACTACCGTGACTTCCGAGTTGAATTGAAGAGTGAAGAGGAAGCTTGGTTAGAAAAACAAGAAGAAAAGAAGTACGTACTCTTACATGAGCAAAGTGATAAACCCAAAGCTTCCGTGTCCTAGTTGTCCTAGCTCGGATGCTTACCACGAATATGATGACGGGCACGGGTATTGCTACTCGTGCTCGTTCTTCAAACCACCACGAGAGGAATTTTTGGAAGATAACGTTTATACCTATGAGTATATTCCTCATAGAGGATTGTCCCGTAAGTCATTAGAGTTTTATAATATTAGAACTAAGATTGATGCGAACGGTAGACCTGTGTCGGATGGTTTCTTCTATCCCTCAGGTGACATCAAGGTTCGTAACTTAGATGATAAGTCATTCTATTGGCAGAAGGCGGCTGGCGTTGAGTCAGTGACTCCTGATTTGTTTGGCCGTAATAGGTTTGATCCCGGCGGTCACAAGAGTGTCATCATCACGGAGGGTGAATACGATGCTGCATCGCTTTTTCAGTCGACAAGTGTCCCTACGGTTTCTGTTCGAAGTAGCGCTTCTGCTGTCAGTGACTGCGCTGCTGCTAGAGCCTTCCTCAACTCTCATGAAAGGATATTTCTGGCGTTCGATGGAGACGCTGCGGGACTTGCCGCTCGCGAGTCTGTGGCAAGGCTTTTCGAACACAGTAAGGTCTATGTTCTAGAATTTGTGAGGCATAAGGACGCTAACGACTATCTCCAAGCTGGAGAAGAAGACGAGTTAAGGAACATCTTCGCAAATGCGCAGAGGTATCTCCCCAAGACTGTCATGGCAGTAACGCGTGAGACAGTACGACGGGTATTATCTGAGGCGCCTAGCGTAGGTGTTCCTTATCCTTTCCCGACATTGCAGTCGATGACCTACGGTATGCGCAAAGGCGAGAGTATTTTAATTACTGCTAAGCCAGGCGTAGGCAAGACCGAGTTGATGCACGCCCTAGAGTATCAGCTCCTAAAGGAGACTAACGACAATGTTGGCGCTATTTTCCTCGAAGAGCCTAAAGGACAACATCTCCGTAGCTTGGCAAGCATTGAACTTGGGCGTCCAGCGTTCGTCCCAGATCACGGGGTATCTGATGACGATGTCGCTGCCGCAATTCAATCTGCCGTTAAAGAGGATGGTAGGTTATTTGTCTATGATCATTTTGGGTCATCTGACCCTGACCTACTTATCGACAATATTCGGTTCCTCGTGGCCGCTTGTAATGTGGGGTGGATACTTCTGGACCATATTAGTCTGGTTGTTAGCGGCGAGAGAAGCGAAAAGGACGAAAGAAGAGCGCTCGACTACATCTCAACCAAGCTAGAGATGCTGGTCAAGGAGCTTAACTTTGGTCTGATCTTTGTCTCTCACGTCAATGACAACGGTCAGACCAGAGGTTCTCGGGCAATGGAGCAACTGTGTGATGTTCGCATTGATCTTTCCCGTGATACTGAAAGTGGGTCTAGCATTATCGATCTACTGGTTAGCAAGAACAGACCACCTATGGGCAAGTCTGGTCCTGCTGGCAGTCTTCGGTTTGACTCTTTTAGGCGGCGGTACGTAGAGAGTAACCCAACTGAACCTGAAACTGGAGAGCTACCATGGCTGACATCACCATCACTTGCACCAAGCACGGAACCTGCATCATCGAAGGTTCCACAGATGTAGGCAAGAGACGTCTCAAAGAATTAGCTTGGCGAATGGAAAAGAATAACTGTCTATTAGTCCCTAAAGGGGACATCGAAGATTGGTTGGAGATATTTAGAATAAATGAAGTTTCATACGAAGGGATATAACCAACACTGGAAATTGAAGTTCTGGAAGTCCGGTGAATGGCAGGTCATAAGGGAGAGACTCAATGACCTTGATCATAGGCGATTATCAGGGGCTCAGGCTTATTGTCCTGCTCCTATTGATATGTTCCGTGTGCTCAACGAGCTGCCACCTGAAAGAGTACGGGTTTGCATTGTGGGCCAAGACCCTTATCCTAACCCTAAGTACTGCACTGGGACTGCTTTTAGCGTACCTAATCACATTGGGTCTGACGATTACCCGCCTTCCTTAGTCAACATCTTTAAGGAATATCACGATGATCTACAGCTACCCTTTCCGACGAGCGGTGACCTCACTCCGTGGACCCAACAAGGAGTACTGCTCTGGAACGCTTATCCTACATGCGCCACAGGCCGTCCCGGCAGTCATCATTGGTGTGAGTGGGAGTTACTCACACAAGAAGTTCTTCGAAAAGCGGCCGATAACAACGCTGTCCTGGCATATCTTGGCCGGGTGGCTCAGACTTTTGCCATACCAGGCTACGAACGACAACTCTGGACTTCTCACCCAAGTCCGCTGGGAGCGAAGAAAGGGTTCTTGGGAAGTCGTATATTCTCAAGAATAAACTGGTACCTAGATCAACCCATAGACTGGAGGCTACCATGAAGAAAGCTACAGTAGTCGTGGAACTTACCGCTGAGACACTTATTGATTTGAATAATTTGATTGAGAATTTACCTGGACATATTGTTTCGTACTATGTTGACGGAGGTAAAAAAGATGCAGAACATCCCAGCGATGCTAGCAAAGCCACTGATGCGAAGGAACCTGACCTTCCTTCTGGCACTGTTCGCAGTTCATGGACTGGAGGTCCCGGACCGATCTAAGGAGATCAACGGACACGAGTACAAGATTGCTCTGGTTCGTATTCTGATCACTAAACCCATCGCCCAGTTGAAGGAACCAAATCAGTTCGGCACTTGGTTCTTCACCAACGGCGATATCATTCCCACCCTTCGGTGGAGGAGGACGACATGAGTGTTAAGTGGCATGTAACCATGATTGTGGAGGTGTTCGCTACTGACGTAGCAGACGCTGAGAAGAGAGCTTGGAATGCAATCGAACGCGCTGACAACCTGGACGGACTCAAGGCAGAGTGCGCCGGGTATGACGTAACCAACATCGGCGTGGAAGGGGAGAACACAGAAGATGATACAGATTGACCTCTGGTGGTTCGTAGGGCTCTTGGCCCTAGCCTATGCATGCGGTATCTTCACGGCGGTAGGAGAACTGATGTTATGGAACAAACCAAACGGTGTTGCCCAACCCACGGTATTCCGTTGGCACGACGTTATCGCACGGAGACCACGGACGCCAACAAAGTAAGGAAGGTACCCGAGTTCTACTGTCGGGTATGTGCTATGAAACAGTCACTCGCAACCTATAAGGAAAGGGCTATCAAGATAGAAAAGATGAAGCAAGGGCTATAGGGGTAGCTCCCTATATACTTAAACTCACCAGTGGCCTTCCTAGGGCGATTGCGGGGCATTCTAATGAAGACCAAAGGTGCTAATAATATCCTCCAACTTGTTACAATTAAGGAAGAAAAAGAAACTACTATGGCTGACTACTTGAAATTAGTTACTGGTGGAAAGGAACTTCCACCTAACGGAGATTGGTTATCGTTACTAGACAAAGATACTGTCTTCTCGGTTAAAGATAAGAAGAGCGCTAACTTCGCTCTAGGCATCTTCAAGATACTCGACAAGACAGAGAAGACGGTCTACTTGGGATCGACACAGCAGAACATGCCCCCAATGGTTGCTGTCATTCCCGTAAGGTTCTGTCAGAACTATGATTTATGGGAAGTCATCTGTTCATCTGATGCAGACCTAGTCACTGATCCAGAAGGAACTATTCCCTTACTTGACTTAACTAACGTATCTAAAGATACTCTTACGTAAGATATCTATCTATAGATATACTACTGGTGTTTACTCTTACATCAGTAGTATATCTTTAGTATATCTTACATAGCTTATGTTTATCTTAAGAGTATCTTACGTAAGATAAAACCTCAGGAGTATCCAATGGGAAAGCTTGAGCAGTTTAAGTTTGCTGCTGTTCGTATCCCCTTCCCTCATAAGGGGAAGCAGTACAAAGGGGAAATCCATAACTGGGAGATACGTCGGTTTGACAAGAACCGTCGCCCAGGTTATGAAGATACCTTGGGGTACGTGATCTTTGGGAAGCCTAAGGGGCACCCCAGCTTCACAGGCTGGATCGTGACCTCTGCTGTGGTCAAGCATGATCCGTTGGACAACGAGATCGAGACCATGAACAGCTACTACAAGCTGATCGGAGAAGGTCGGGAAGGGAAGATGATATGAGTTATGATCGTTCCAAACCCTTGGGCTCAGGGATGCTCAGGAAGGATTTCAAGAATGCTAACACCGGCGGGTGGGAACAAACACTAGCTCGTTGGGGAGAGATCGACGAGAGGCGTTACCGAGTCGCAGAGCACCGGAGGGCTATTCGGTTAAAACAATTGGAACTGAAGAAGCAAGAACATGAACGTCGTCGGTTACAAAGGGACGCCGCAAGAGCGGCATGAATTGTGGACCCAAATGCAGGTCTACCGGGATTGCTCCATTCGTCTGCGTGAGAGCTGTCCTCGTGTTGCAGAGGCAGACAAGGAAAGATATCGGTATACGCTCCAAACGTATATCCAATAACAAAGGAAGATACCCATGATCGGGTACAAGAAGGCAGTTGTTCGTAACGAGGATGACAAGCTCCCAGATACGTATGTTCTGGTGGAGCTGGAAATCCCAGAGGATGCTGAGTGGCAGTGTCCTAAACATGAGCAAGACCCAGAAGACTCTATGTTCAAGTTCTATAGCTCTCTGTGGGGTCCTTACCCGAACGTAAACAATGAGAAGAAATGTCGTGCTAGCAAGGCAAAGGTCTTGAAAATCCACGGTGGATTTGATAAGGTCGGTAGCCTACACGACAAGAAGTTTTTCTATGGGCCTGGCGACACGCTGGAACCGGAGAAGCCTTATGATAAAGGCGACTTCGCTTGCGGAAGTGGTATCCACTTCTTCCAAGATAAGAACACCGCCATCAACTACGCCAACGAGGCGTTCATCCGTAACGTGAGGGTTCCCGTCGGTACCGGAAATAACTCCACGACAGACACCATGGATTGGCAGTCGTACTTCGTCACTGCTGCTGTCGTAGACGCGGAGTAAGTTAAGCGAGGGGCTGGGCGCCAGACGTCCCGCTCGGCCCTGAGCACACATTAAGAATTTCAGAGGACTAATTGAAGCTAGTAATTGATATCGAGGCCAATGGTTTAAATCCATATAAGGTCTCTCAGATATGGTGCATTATCTGTAGGGATGTGGACACACAGGAGGTCCACGTCTTTAGAGAGGTGACCCATGATGATGCAGCTAAGGCGGCGTTTCTACGTCTCGCTTCACGAGCGACGCTATGGATTGGCCACAATATACTTGGTTACGATTTTATTGTCCTCAATCGTCTTATTGGTCTTGTGTGGCCCAGTGTTACTACTGGGGTATTTGACACACTCATCACATCAAAACTCCTTGATTATTCAAGACCGGCTGGCCACTCGTTGGAAGCGTTTGGGGAGGAACTCGGATACCCCAAACTGAAGTTCTCTGACTTCTCTAAGTACTCTAAAGAAATGGAGGTGTACTGTGAAAGAGACGTCGAGATTAACTATAGGCTCTATCTTCGGTTGTCTGCTCTTCTGCAGCGGTCCGGGGGTAGTACTTGGACTAGCGCTATCCAGCTCGAACAAGAGTTTCAGCTCATCTGCAACGAGCTGCATCTTCATGGTTTTGCTTTTGACGTCGATCGCGCTAATCGCTTACTATCGAGAGTCCAAGCAGACCTGGGGAAACTAGACGACGAGATACTTAAATCGTTTCCGCCTAGGGAACAACTCATTCGTGAGTTCGTACCGAAGCTGACTAAGTTCGGGACTATATCCCGAACGAGTGTGCCCCGCGTACTCCACCCTCAAATACATCTCTATATAGCGGGTGAGACGTACCGGCACACTCGATTTGTCCCTTTTAATCCTAGCTCTCATAAGCAACTGATTGAAGTATTAACTGAGGCTGGTTGGCAGCCTACGGATAAGACACAGACCCATAAGGATACCCTGAGAGCTTTACACAAAGCTAAGGGTCAAGAGCGAATTGACTTAGAGGCTAAACTTGATCTACTATCTAAGACTGGATGGAAGATCAACGAAGATAATTTAGCTACATTACCTCCCTCCGCACCCTCCAGTGCCAGGTCCCTTGCTAAGCGCATCCTGCTAGAGTCTCGTCGAAGAACCCTAACTGAATGGTTAGGGCTTGTTGGAACGGATGGCAGGATACACGGAAAGTTCCAAGGTATAGGGGCCTGGACACATCGCATGGCTCATCAAGAGCCTAACACTGCGAACATCCCCCGCGAGTTCAATACAGTAGATGATAGCGTCAAGCTCCTGGGTAAGGAGTTGAGACAGCTTTGGATTGCTCCTAAGAAACGTTTATTAGTTGGTGTTGACGCCGAAGGCATTCAGCTTAGGATATTCGCACACTACGTAAACGATCCGGAGTTCATCGATGCGCTGGTCAGAGGTTCTAAACACGACAAGAGCGATCCGCACAGTTTCAACCAAAGGGTGCTGGGTAGTGCTTGTAAGACTAGACAGGCTGCGAAACGGTTCCTCTACGCACTCCTACTCGGGGCAGGCCTTAATAAACTTGCTGAAATTCTTGGCTGCTCTACAGAAGAAGCCCAAGCAGCTCTTGATCGTCTGCTCGGACGGCTCGAAGGCTTCAAACGAATGCGCGAGGAAGTATTTCCGAGAGATGCTAAACGTGGTTACTTCATTGGGCTGGACGGTCGTAAGGTTAAGATACCAGGAGACACTCTCCGTGACCGGCAACATCTTGCAATGTCTGGATACCTCCAAAACGGCGAAGCCATCATCGTCAAGCGCGCTGCTATTCTCGCGGCGAGACATATCCGATCTCCAGAATGCATTCAGGCTACAGGCAACTGGCACTATGTGGACATAGTTCACGATGAGCTACAATCTGAGGTTGACAACGACCAAAGATGTGCTATAAAAGTAGCCGAGATTAAGGCCCAAGCTATTGTCGAAGCTGGTCAATACTATAAACTGAACTGTCCTATGGCAGGGAGTTACACCAATGACAGCACCAACGAACACACCATCGGGCGGAACTGGTACCAAACGCACTGACGACTTTTTACTTGACCGGGACTGCGTAATCTTAGATGGCAGTTGCAATTGCAAGAAGCCTTGGGATGATTGTAAATATATAAAGGATAACAAGAATGTCGATGCATCAAGTTGATTTTGAGTACACAGATGTCGGAGCTATGACTCTGGACATCGATGAGGATTTAGATCAGGACGAAAAGGAGTTAGCTGCGCTGACTGAGATTAAAGAAGTTTACCCAGACGTGACAGGTTTATCTCTTACAAAGATTAAGGAATTAGACTAATATGAATGATTTAGAAGTAGCTACTTGCGCGCCCAGCAACCCCGGCGTTGAGCCAGAGTCGCAGCGCAAGGAAGTTGTAGTCATTAAGATTGCCAACGGCTATGTTGTTTCGCCTAGTATGTATAGCGGTGACATTGAGAAGTTCTACGCAACAGATGTGGAAGCGGCTCTGGTCCTGGCTAAGACTTTCTTAGGATAATATGCCCGGTACAGAATGGTATTTCTTAAAGGGTAAGGGTTCTTGGGTATCCCCACACAAGATTAATCAGTGGGGCAAGTATTCGATGAAGCTATATCCAGACGCCGAGTCAATGGCTCTATTGCAGCAGCTACAAAAAGACAAGGGTATTAAGAACCGAATTGAGAAGGACGATGATGGTTGGTGGGTTCGTTTGAACCGTCCATCAGAGTTGAAATTGCGTACTGGTAAGATTGTGGGTATGAAGCCGCCTGAAGTATTCAACGGTAACATGCCCATCAAGGATGAACAAGGCAACGTTGTCGCCTACGCTCCTCTGAATGAGCCTATCGGTAATGGCTCTGATGTAGTCGCCAAGGTTGAGGTTTATCCTTATACTCCCCCCGCATCTAGGGATGGTAAGAAGGAGTGGGCTATGAGGTGGTTCTCTGTTCGCATTGACCATCTAATCCCTTTCAACAAGCCATCCTTCGATGAAGGTGGTCAGAATGCAGTCATGGGCTTCGAAACCCAGGGCAAGCAACTGTTCTAACACAGGCGTGGGTGGCCACGGCTCCGATGTGCAGGCCACATCTGTCCCGGCTCTAATCACGCACCGCAAGGCGCGGAGGGGTCACGGCCGGGGAATAACCGACCCCCAGTCGGAGCCAAACAATAAGAAAAAGAACAATGAACAGGAACTATAAGTACGAATTCAAGTTCGAAGGTTGGCAATCATGGGTTATCTTGATCCTAGCAGGTGTAGGTCTAATCGACATCTGTAAGGAGACAGCTAAGCTGATTGCTCCCCTGATCTACTAACGAAACAACCCCGGTGAATACAGTTCTTTCCGCCTCCTTTCTAACTGTAGCGCCGGGGTTTCTATTTGTTCATTAAGTACATTAGTCGCAACACTCCTAAGTGTACGGTCCACAATCCTAGCACCTGGCTGTCTACCAGGGGAGCGGGGACTCGAAGTCCCAGGGGATTAGGATAGCTGAGGAAAACGATTAATGTGCGTCAGGATGCGCTAGGTCCTCAACGGAGGACACTGTCCAAAGGTGGCGCAACCTCCTTGTCAGTAACTGAGTAGTCTTGAGCTAGCACTAGATGGGTGCCATCGACGCTCCAGGGGCTGAGTGATTCGCTCAGAGGTTTCTGGACGATAGTCTCTTGAGGAAAGGTGAAAGCAAATACCCGCGTGTGGAGCGGGAATACTAGGCGTTAGCTCAGTGATGCAGCCTAAAAGACTGAGCGATCTACAGGGTTCGTGAGCACTACGGATACTAGCCTACCGTGCCTACCAGTGTAGGGGAAAAGGCTAGCTCATATGGACGCGAAGCTTAGGCATGGGGTGACTGCGAAAGCTTAGGTGCGAGCCAAGTCAAGCAGGACTGGCGGTGAGTCCAGAGTCATATACCATTCTCATAGCCGAACGATGAGCGATGAGCAAATGTGCACAGGTAGCGAACCAACGGCTGAAAGTGGGATAGCCTCCACACAACACAGGGTAACGTCGGCCAGCAGGGTGACTGCCAGGCTAATGCTCTACGGAGTATATTCGACTTACCTAAGAGTCCGACCCGTACAAAGAGACAGAGAACTTGAGAGCCTCTTGGTTCGAGGCCAGGTATGTCCGTGCATTGGGACCTACGCAGTGTAGTAGGAGTCCTATAGGCCGAGACATAGATGGGGTATCCCTCTCTATCGTTGTGTGCTCCGGGATTGATCGCGATCTAGCGATCGCTGACACTCCCGTAATCTGCATATGGAGCTACACGGATAAAAGAAGTTCCGAGGTCACCGGTTGGGAGCGCGTAATTCAAAGACGCGAAAGCTAAGCCTATGCGCAATATACAGGATCGGGCCATCCCAGAGAGACGGTGCGAATCCGTCGTCGGCAAGGAGCCGTATGGTGAACCGAGGAGTAGGCAGGAGCTGCCGGTTCGAGTCCGGCCTACCGAAAGGTAGTGGTGCAATAAGGCAGGTGCCTGACAGATAGCATGACAATCGCCTGTGGTAGACACAACAGACTACAGAGAAGGGCCGTCGAGCGCTCTGTGTGTTTGTGCTAAGCCTGTTAAGCAGTTAAACCCGATGGACTTCACGCTGGTGAATGTCTAGGGTACTGATGTCAGCGTAAGCGCTGCTCTGGAGCTGTGATGACCGTAGGTTGAGTCACTAAGAGCAAGTAGCGCCTTCTGTGGCAAACGATGACCTACTGATACCGCCAAGAAGCTATAGGGCCTTGGACGTGGAGAACCTCCAGGCGAGCCCGAACTAGTCAGTAGCTGTACCTATGGAAGCGGGGCGTTACGTGCCTCAGCCACGAGTAGGGAAGCGAATAGGACTTTTAGCGGTAGGTGGAATGTGGTATACTCAGATAGGAGGCTCGGCTATGTTCCCACTAGTATATCCACCCCAATACCCACAGCCGCCTTAATAACAATAGGGGCGCGGGGGCTGGCCCTCAACAGTCCCCACTACTTCTTCTAGCACCTTCGGTGCGCGCATCGGAGATGCTATATAACAGGAGGAGAACATGTTCTTCATGGGTCCAAGCAATAACAATAATAACCTCGACCCACTGGCAGAATACCAACGGATGAAAGCCTTCGTCGACCTGATCAAGCAAGATGCTGAAGCAGGGATGAAGAAGAAGGAAGCAGAAGCTAAGGCTAAGGCAGACTACTGGACTACGTTCTTGAAGCTCTGTGTCGCCTTCCCACTAATCGCAATCATATTCAACACAACGTTCATGTACTTCATGTTGAAGTTCGTGGAGATGGCACAGAAGATCAAACTGAATTGAGTTCAATACACACACTAATACCTGACATCTACCAACTCTTGAAGGAGACGCAAGATGGATGGTTCACGGACGAGCTTGCTGGAGACCTTTCCTCTAGTATTAGCAGGCGTCTCCAAGGACAACTTGGGGAGCGTAGGGAAGGAAAGAAGGCTACGCTACGGCTGTCAGGACTGGGTTCGAGATGTCCAAGGGCTCTTTGGTACAGCCTCCACCACCCGGAATTGGCAGAAGCTCTACCGCCGTGGACGAAGATTAAGTTCGCGTATGGTAGCATTATCGAAGCTCTCATCATCCCACTTGCGAAAGCCGCTGGACACGAAGTAACTGGAGAGCAAGATGAACTCCGATACGACGGGATCGTTGGACACCGTGATTGTGTTATCGACGGCTGCACAGTTGACGTTAAATCTGCTACTAGCCTTTCGTTTCAAAAGTTTAAAACGAGGGACTACAGCGTGGTGGATAGCTTCGGCTATCTGGAGCAACTTGACGGGTATGTGTTGGCTGCCGCTGACGATCCTCTGGTTCGTGTGAAAGACAAAGGATTTCTCCTACCCATAGATAAACAACATGGACATATACATCTATACGAGCATCAGGTCACAAGTGCTAGGCGTGACAATCTCTCAGAACGTATTCGTTACTATAAAACCATACAGTCCATGGAACATCCACCTAGCTGTGAATGTAGGACTGAGCCTCTCGGAAATGCAGGCAATTATAAGCTACATTGGACGGCAAGTTATTCCGCGTACAAATGGGAGTGCTTTCCCCACCTACGTGCTTTCAAGTACTCGGAAGGACCTGTATATCTATCTAAATGTGTTAAACGACCAACCAATAAATATGGACCAATCCCAGAATTCAATAGACATGGAAAAACAGTCTACCATTAGGCGTATGCCTAAGCTCCCGTTTAGAGACAAACGCAACGATCTATATCTTAGGTATAGCGATTGCAAATCTCTTTGGGACAATCTAAGCAAAGATAAAGTCTATCAGTATATTAGCGACCTAGACTTGACGAAGATATTCCTTAGGTACATACTGAAGAAGGAAGAGAAACCTATGTTGTACCTGCAGACTTCCAGTACCACGGCGCTTGACTTGGTCAAGTATAATAATCCGTGGCCTAACGACCCCTACCCAGAGTGCGATTGCGACGAATGTTGCGACGACTCTGACGATGACGAAGAGGACAATGAAATGAACGACCTGAATGACCAGCGTGGCCACCTGAGCAGCCGCGTCTACCAGATTGCCAACCAGCACGAGAGCGATCTCCGGGCAGCCTTTCATCTGAACAACGACGAGGCTCCTGAGAGCTTCGACGAGCTGGTTGCCCGCTTCGCGTCGGGCAAAGTCCAGTTCTCCAAGGACATCAAGTCGGACCGTAAGTTCAGCTACGCTCCGGACCTGATGCGCTACATCGTGTGGCGTGACCCGGCTGTGCCTGCGGACAAGGCTGGCTACGATGCGGCTGAGGCCGAGATGATGGCCGCCCGCACCAACGTGCTGGATGACGTGGCGATCCTTGAGCCTAAGGAGGCTCTGGCTTCGGTCCGTGCCTTCGAGAAGGCGACCTTCCACTAATCTAACAGGCAAGGGGCGCGGGCGTTAACCGCCATTCCCATGGAAGCTGGGTGCCCCTTGCTTTCTACTTTATAGTATTGTATAATTAATAGTGCCTAGAAATAAGTTCGAGCAGAGGATTTACCTCCAGCTCAAGAAATCTAAATTAAGTTTTAAGTATGAGTCTGAGAAAATCCCTTACGTACTTGCGGGACATTATATCCCTGACTTCATTGTTCATACGAGCTTGGGTAAAATCTATATCGAAGCTAAAGGATATTTCAGACCTGAAGCTAAGAGAAAGATGGTGGCTGTTAAACGCCAACACCCCGAACTCGACATACGGCTTGTATTTTATAGTGCGTCCAAGACGAACCTCGCGTTCGCCGAAAGGCACGGCTTCAAGTACGCAGTCGAAACAATCCCCCAGGAGTGGTTAAATGAATAAAGATACCTGGATATTTGGTGGCTTCTGTTTTATGTTTGGTCTTATAACCTGCTTCCTAGGTTTACTAGGTCTAGCACTATACTGGGGAATCAACTAGGGGTAAGGCTGTCGCCCTTCAAGAGTAGTAGAAGTCTACGGCCCCTGGTTCACACATATGATACATCCTACTAATAGATATGAAAGACGGAAGCTGAAAGAGCTTCATGAGAAAACGAGATACAAAGCTCGCTCCCCCAAAGTTCAAACGGAGACCGAAGATGACGCGGATAGTGAGTCTTCCAGTCTCCCTGGAACTCTTCAAGGAGGCGATGGAATACTACTGGAGGTCTCAGACCACCATCAAGGCACATGAGGATGTGGACATCGTTGTCCCATCTGCAGACGCCTTCCCAATGTTGTTACAGGTTAAGTTAGAAGAAGATAAAGGAGTTGAAAGTAAGTTAGAACATGGCGCGGAACTACCAAAAAGAAAACGAGTGGGAAAACTCGCCTGAACAAGTTAAACGCCGTGAAGCGAGAAATCGCGCACGACGTAAGGCAGAACGGAAAGGTTTAGTTCACAAAGGTGACAATAAAGAGTTAGATCATGTGGGTTACCATAGGACTGGTTCTTTAGATCATGTTGCCACAGAAGTGGTTAGTCGACACGAGAACCGTATTCGACAGCCCAAAACAAAAGCAAAAGGTAAAGCAAGAAATGACTGATACTATTGATAATGCTAAGATTGATATTAAAGAGTTAGAGAAGAAGATGGAAGAGATGGCGAAGGCTCCACGCGAAGAGAAGCCGGGCACCCCTACACAGGGATAATAAAAAGACTCTATCTTCAGAAATGACTAACCCCCGGTTTAGGCCGGGGGTTTTGTTTTGTCTACTTGTCTTTAACTGGTTTTATATTCTCTTTACGTCTCTTCTGTTCTAGAACTGCTTTATCGTATGGGTCCATCTTAGACAGTTCGAGTTTCTCTAATTCTTTAATTAAAGGATCAGATTTACGCATATAGTTACTGAATTCAGAAGCTGAAGTACCTCTACTATATGCATTCATCTTATGAAATTCTTCGAAGGTGGGTCCGTATTTATCAACAAGACTTGTAACTTCTTCAGGAGTTAATTTACCTGTTCCTTTTAAATTAGCTCGGATAATATCCGTAGCCATATTCTTACCGAAGTTCTCTGGTGTTATGTTTTGATTATCAGGAAATCTAGGATATCTCGGAGAGAAAGTATCAAAACCTTTCTTTCCTTCCACTTCAGTAACTCTAAATTCACCACCACCTGAACCGCTGCCCTTCTCAGGAGCGTATACCGTAGGGTCTTTAGGAGACCTAGGTACGCTGCCTACACGAGGTTGGCTTTCTTCTAAGCCTAGTGTCTTAGCACGTTTTAAGATAGCGGTCTCAGACCGATGACTTAAGCTAGCAGGAGTCTCAAACATATCGCCGTTAGGATCGTTGTACCAATCCGTTAAGACTTTGTCCTCGCCTTCAGTCCACTTACGTTGGGCTCTGGACGGTGCAGCTTCTCGTGCGGCTCTCAGTTCAGCAGCTTGTTCGGTCTTAGTAAACAGAGTATTCTGAAGTTGGGTATAGCCTATGCCTGCGTCCTTAGCGATCTGCTTATTGTTCTTACCTTCAGCGAAACCCTGTTTGATTATATCCATCTGAGAATCTGTTAACTTGATCTCAGGTTGAGAGATGTTAGTCTTCTCTGGGTACTCTCCACCTTCGGTAGCTGAAGCAATCTTGTTCTTAACCATCTTAGCGAACTCCATCTTAACCATGGGGTCGTCTATCTTCTTATAGGTATCGAGCAGCTTACCTGCTACTTCTGATCCTTGCTTCTCCGCCATACGTAAGGTATTGATCACAGGGTGTTCAACCTTATCGTATTCAGCTAGACCTTCCTTCCAGAAATCGAGAGCGTTCTTAGATGGTAATACTTCTCCAGTTACACTCTTGCCTCTGGTTGGTGCAGCCATCATCATGGTTGTGCCTAGTACAAATCCAATCTTCTCTCTCCAAGAGGAGTTCTGAAATTGTTCTGCAGTAGGAATGAAGTCTGGTTGTAGTTTATCAGTCAGCCTAGTCAGACCGGCTACGAAGTTGTCGTAGGACTCTCCATATCCAGATGGCTTGAGACTCTTGATGTAGGCTTCTGTTTGATCTTCTTTAGTAGGCTTCGAGAAAGCGTTAGGCTCTTTAGGAGCTGTTTCTTTGCTTTCAACAGGGGCAGGCGCTTGGCGCTCTACCATGTCAGCTAGTCGAGAGATGAAAGGTGAATACTCGGAAGCTTTCTCCCCAGCCCAGTCTTTAACTATCTTAACAGCTTCTAGGAGCTGGTCAGGCTTCTGTTCTCCATCTGGATTGAGCTTCTTGTATTCGTCATAAGACAAGGTCTTCTGGTTAGGCTGAGCTTCCTTAGGAAGATACTGTTGAGCTTGGTCTTCGTGAAGCTTCTGTGCGTATGCAGTAGCGTTCTCAGGAGTATCGAAGATACCTAGGTGTTGCCCGGTCTCTTTATACTGTTTAATAGCTTCTTCTTCAGATAGTACCTTCTTACCGTCTGCAGATACCGTAGGTATGAGCACTTCACCATTACCGAAGTTAACACTCATACTGCGAACTGTACTGATGCTTCCATCCGCATTCTTAACCACAGGACGATTGTTTAGATCAATGTTGCCTGGTTCTTGTAGACCAGCGGGTGTTTCTGCTGACGTAGGACGTGCGTTAGGTGGAATACTCTCGTTCTCACCTACTAGCGGAGGTTTACCTTTCTTTTTAATTAAAAGTAAATCTTCCCCTGGTATATTCTTAATTTCATATTCTTCAGGAGGAAGTTTTAAAAGATCCGGGTGAAACTGATCAACTATAATACCCTGCCCATGTTCCTGCATCACAGGAAGGTCTAAGGTACCTGGAATATCAACAATACTAGATTTACCTTTATACTTATATTGTAGAGTTGCCGGAGGTTGGTTATTCCAATCTTTCCACTCTTCTGGTTTTAGAGTTTCAAATAAGCCTCTAACACTAGGCTCTGCCTGTATCTTCTCAGGAGAGATGATCTCGTCTAAAGCCCCCATTATATGTTGGAACTTAGGTGTAGGATAAGGCACCATAGCGGGGCCTGTCCTATCCATCGATGGACCCATGCCCCATGTGTAAGGATCGTTCTGGTCTTTAGGATTCTGCGGGTGTAGTTGATTATCCTCATCACCATACGAAGGATAACTCTCATCGCCTGTCGGAGGTCCGCGCATATCTGGAGGCATGGCTTCGTCATACCCCTTCAGTTTCTGCTGGCGGTTAGTCTCTTCCCGCGAAGGCATGTCTTTGATCTGATCTAATTGGTATAGAAGATCAGAGTCGTAGGACTGAGTTGCAGTAGCAATAGTCATTTATTAAAGCCGCCCATGAGACCGTCGAAGATGCTTTGGATAGGAGCTAGTCCAGCTTGGCTACTTCCACCCTGTGCTCCTGTCTCAAGCATCTGTTTGAAGATATCTTGAGGCTGAGGAATCTTATCTGCATTCTGCAACATCCATTGCACTGGGTTGCCTCCCATGTCAAAGCCACCTGCTCGTTCAGAACTGTGGTAATGAGATAAGAAGGAATGAAACATAGAGAAAATGTCGTTGTGTTGTCCACTATCCATTAGCGACCACCTGACTTGCGTTCCCTAGGAACATAGTTCTTCTGACGATCTTCTTCATCTCGCTTAGCTTGCTCTGCTTCGATTAACTTCTTAGCATAAGCATTGCGGATGGTAGTACCGATCGACTGAGGAATACCAGGCATATGGCCGATGTCCTGTAAGGACTGGACGACTGGGCCTAAGACGAAACCATCAACCTCATCGCCTTTCTTACCTGAAGTCTCTGCTATGTTCTTGAGACCATTTAAGGTTTGGTTGATGCTGAAGACAGATTGTTCCAGAGCTACTTTACCTTTGTTCTCATAAGCACGCTGACTCAGTTGATTAGGTTGAACATTGGTATCGATGTACTTAGGATTAGGAACCACATTAAGGTTCTTGGTTGCAGTGTTCCACTGGAGTTGCCACTGGGCATTAGGGCTGTTGATAGCTTCCTTTAGCTTAGGCAGGTCCTTGCGTAAGATATCCTCACGACTAGTTGTAGTCATAAATTCTTCATACGCTTTCTGATGTGAAAGAGGCATCTTCATTATCTCTCTGACTACGTCAGGCTTGGAAAAGCGATCAAATAAAGCCTCTGCACCTGGAGTCATGAAACCATTGGGAGCGAATTGATTGGACTTGAAATATGAGAAAGCGTTCTTATTACCGGGGCCGAAGAAAGCCCAAGCTAAGTCATTCTTTTTATCCTGGGGTGTCTTAGGATTAACTAAACTAGCCTGTTCACCCACACCGTCAATTAACTTTGTAACTTCATTGATATGGTCCGGGAGATCAATCTTCTTTTCAGCCTGGACCTTCTTCATATGTTCTAAGGTATCTTTCCAAGTGGTGTAATACTTTTCGATACCTGCAACTTGTTCAGTAGGAGTCAACAAGTTAAGCTTTTGATTCTTAACTAGTTCATCGAATCCCTTACGGAATTCATTAGTAGATGCTAATAAGGGTTCACTCAGAGTCTGTATCTGAGCATCTGGTAAGCCGTTATCCTTAGCATACTTAATCAAAGCTAAGGAGTTGATGATCTGAGGATTGGAGATGACTCCCCTATACAGAGCGTCCTGGCCTAGTGCCTGAATGGTCTGTGCACGACTGGCTGCTAAATCTAACTTGCCACTATAGAAAGCGTCGCGATAGTCTGCGAACTGTTGACCTGCGAACTTAACTAGTTTGGTAGTTTCGTCTGGTCCGATGATCGAAGCGTGAGACACACCCTTCTCATTAGGACGCATAAGTTCTGCTCTAGCTTTATCTTCCGTCTCTATACGAAGTGCTTCGGCTCTGCGCGCCATAGTCATCTTCGTATTGGTATCCATGGCATCGTAATCACCACGATTACCATTAACTATGATCTGGCCTAGCTTCTGGTCTATACCTGAAGCTGAGGTTAAGGAGCTGTTCTTTGATACTAAGATATCATTAATGATGCCCTGAGCTTCCTGCTGAGTGACATCCTTATTCATCTTCAGGTAGTCACTGTTGAGCCTTAATCTATTATGTGCTTCAGTGATTCGCTGTTCTGCTTGAATAGGAATACTAGCCCTACGTACAGCTTCTGGGCCATCGATCTTATTCATCTCGTGGTCAGTGTAAATCTGCTCCATGCCGTCATACTTAATATGACTCAGTAGGAAGCTAGATACTTTATTCTTCTCTGCATTGCCTGCGGTCAGATGTTGGTTGATGTCCTTTAAGAGACTCTCAATGTAAGGGTTAGCTTGGACACTGTGCATCTTAGCTGAGATCATTGCGTCGATCTCAGGACGATACCCAATGGGGAAGTTATTCCTCATGTCCTTAGCTTCATTGGCTACTGCGCCTCTGAAGTAAGAGTCGTTGAACTTACCTTGAGCTACACCTGCCTTGAGGATGTCTAGTCTGGCAGAAGATGCAGCAACGGGTGAAGGACTGGTTTCTACACTAGCTAGGTTAGGATCAGTCTCAGTGGGAAGGATTGAAGTTCCAGCGGGAACACCACCTTCAGTTCCTGGAACGGATTCTCCACCGTAAGTTCCTGTAGCCGTAGGTTTAGTTAGTGCTGTAATCTTCTTCTGAACGTCTTCTAAGTAACCTGTATATTCTTCGATCTTAGGTTGGAACCTAGTCTCTGCTTGGTTGCGTCCTTCGTTCAAGACCAAGGCATTGGCTGCCTCCAATCCTTTGTCCAGTAGATTAGCTGCCCCCTTGAGGGCTACTCCTACTGCAGAAGGTTGCTCGAAGCTCGATATAGAATCGAACATCTTTAAGTAACTGCCGGGCGCTACATCCTTAGCGTCAGGATTAAATGATCCGAATGAACTTTGTAGAGCCATTATTGTGTTCCGTATTTCTTTTGTAAGGTTTGGTCATAACCACTAATCGCACCTTGGATACGATCGGGGGAAACGTGGCGAGTATAATACTCACGGTCTGTTCTATTGAGAACTGTTTCATATCCGTGTGCTGACATGGCAATAGCTTCTGCGAAGCGATCAGGAGGCACACCACCCCATCTCATCCACGCCCATGCGCGACGCATATAATCGTCTGCTTGTTCTGCATTGCCCTTAGAACGTTCGTCATAAGCACGTCTAGACTCTTTAATGAAGCGTTGGATACCTAAGTCTTGAGCTGACTTCTCTTGTTCTCTGGTCCAAGCTTTGGTCTGGAGAGAAGACATTTCCGCAGGACCCATGCCTGTAACAGTCATGAAGAATGCGTTAGCAGTGCTTACGTCCTCTACGTATCCTTCGTTCTTATTTAACCAGCGATGACTATTCATTGCTCCAATGAAACGTAGTGCTGCATAAGCTGAGTTAACTTCTTTGAAGACATCTGTGAAGTCCTCTATCTTAGGTTTGAAAGCCCCATCTCCTCGGACAGCACTTAAGGTCATCTGTATAAAAGGGTCGACTGAAGCGAATACATTACTAGCAATGCTCCAGGGGGCTCCTACCACAACATTTAAGAAAGACTTATCTCCTCGGATTATATCTTTGACTACAGAGATACCTCCTGGGTTAGCGTAGCGCTCTCCCACATTGTACCAGTTACCTGAGATCAAAGATAAGCCTAGAGCTGGGAGACCTTCTGTAATAGCATTGTTCAAGAAACTATTCTCTGGGCTTCCAG